GAGTCCTTCCCCGCGAACAAGAAGAAGGAAGCTAACGCCCTCGCGGTCAAGGTCGAGAACGACAAGCACCTTGGCGTGTACGTCGACCGCAAGCACTCCAAGCGCACGTTCGCAGACTGCTGGGAAGAGTGGCTGACCTTCGGCACCCGAGAGCCCTCGTCCCTCGCGCAGTACCGCAGCATCTACAAGAACCACTTCGAGGAGCTGTTTGGGGCCCGGCGTATCGGCTCCATCACTCCGTCTGACCTCACCAAGTGGGAGCAGGGCCAGAGGGACCGCGGATACAAGCCGTACGGCATCGAAGGCCGGAAAACCGTCCTCAAGTCGTTCCTGAAGTACTGCTACGAGGCCGAGATCATCGCCAAGTACCCCGGCAAGGCAATCAAGGTCAACGGAAGGAATGAATCGGCGTACCGGCCGATCGAGGACGACGAGATCCCGACCACGGCTGAGGTCATGGCCATATATGAGGCCATGCGGCCGGTATACAAGTCCTCCATCTGGACTCAGGCCGGATGCGGGCTCCGTGTCGGTGAGGCCCTGGCCGTTTCTCACACGGCTCTGACCAAGCGGGACGGCTGGTACTTCGTTCAGAACCAGCTCACCAACTTCGGTGCCAACGACGGTGCCAACCGGGGGACCAACGTCAAGAACGAACCCAAGTGGTCTCGGAACGGCCGTTGGGTGCCTGTGCCTCCGTCCGTGAGTGAGGAGCTGGAGAAGCACCGCGTCTTCTGGGAGCCCTGGGGCGATGAAGGCTGGTACTACGAGTCCGAGACCTACGCTGGCCGGCACCCGAGCCGGACGACCTACAGCTACCGATGGACCGAGGCCCTGAAGCGGGCCGGGCTGGAGGACTCGGGGTACACCCCCAAGGCTCTCCGCCACTACTTCGCCTCCATGGCCATCGCTTCCGGTGTGCCGCTGTACGAGGTGGCCCGGTGGATGGGCCACAGCTCGACCAAGGTCACTGAGCAGGTGTACGCGCACATCGTTGAGGGGGCCGAGGAGAGGATCACTGGTGCCTTCGAGGCGTCCCTTGCCGACGCCTTCCGCACCCGCCTGAAGGTGGTGGGTGATGAGGTCGCATGATGAGGGTCGCTGACCCCCAATGCTGAGTTTTCGCTGAGTTTTCGGGCCTCCCGCTTGCATACGTGCAGGTGGGAGGCCCTTTTGTTTTTAACGTCGAGTTTAGGTTGGCCACCTGATACCACAGGGCTCTGACCTGGGCAAACAGCCTGGTCAGGGCCTTTTTGCTGTGCTCGTTCGTACCCGTTCGATGTAGGTCTGACGCGTTGCTCTGCTGAGTTCCTGCTGAGTCTCCCGTGGCGAGATCGGGCCGTTGAGGTGTTCGAGGCAGGCGCCGGCCTTGTGCTGCGGGGAGCTGGGAGCCAGGCCAGGAACGGACGGCTTGCCGCAACGGTATCCATAGGTCCACTGCCCGGTCAGCTCGTCCGCGCGGCCGACTGTGTAGCGGCAGGTCTTCGGGCTGGTCAAAGCGATCCTTTCGGGATGTACGTGACCAGTGCAACCAAAATGGACACGCGTAGATTCCCCGGCGCGAAGCGCCGCGACACCGCGTTCGTCCCCGCCTCCGGGGACTCCGTGCAGAAGACCACTTGACCGGAACCCGTGCGATCATGGTACGGTCATCGCAGTTTCAAGAACAACAGCAAAAGGCGACCCCGGCAGTGCTACCAACACTCCGGGGTCCGACACCGAAGAGGGTAAGTCTTCGATGCAGGTCAAGCGTACCAAGCACGCGTCCGCGTTCACCATCGTTCCGAACGCCATCCTTCAGCACCGCACGCTGTCTCTGACGGCCCGCGGCCTCCTCTGCCTTCTCCTCTCGCAGCCTGAGAACACGGCCGTCACGGTCAGGGAACTGACCGAGGACGTTGCCGAGGGCCAGAAGCGCGTCACCAACGCGATGAAGGAACTCCAGTCGGCCGGATACGTCGTCTGCACCCGCATGCAGAACGAGCGTGGCCACTGGTCCACTCACGTCGAGGTCTTCGATGTTCCGCAGGCCGATGCACCGGAGGACGAGACTCCGAAGTCCGGTGGCCGGAAGTCTCGGCTCCTCGGGATCAACCCCTTCGGGGAAAAGAACCAGGTAAAGAACCCCCCTGCCCCCGAGGCTCCTGAGGTGCTGGCCGAGGTCGGCCAGGACCAGGGGGCGGGGGAGGATGCTCCGCAGAGCAACGAGGAGATTGGCCGCGCTGCGGCTGTCCTGGGCCGCCTGGGCTCCGCTGTGCCGTCGCTGATCCTTTCGGCCAGTGACGTGATGAGCCTCGCTCCTGTGGCCGCTCAGTGGCTTGAGCGGGGCGCTACTGAACTCCAGCTCCGCAACGAGCTGGTTGAGGGCCTTCCGGCCACGATCAAGAGCGCTCGCGCTCTGCTGGCCGATCGCCTGACTCGCAAGATGCCTCCCGTCCCGGTCGTGGTCGAAAAGCTGGTGGAGTGCGCCGAGTGCGGCGGCTACCTCCCCCGAGGCCAGAAGACCGGCATCTGTGGCCGCTGCGCTGGTGTGGCGCCGGCCATCAACGAACCCGCCACTGTTGGCCAGTCCTCTGAGGCTGCCTCCCTGTTGGCCGCTATCCGTGAGCGCCGCTCTGCCGGGACCGTCAAGGGCTCTTCCCGCCGCGGCTTCGCCACCGTCTGACCCCCAACCCACCCAATCGAAGGGGACAGTTGTGTCCACTGTCAGCATTGACCTGCCCTGGTACGCGAAACTCGTGTTCCGCATGGGCCGCCCTGTGGTCCTTGTGGCCGCGCTCCTCATGTCCATCCCTGGGGAGATCCACCTCGCCATAGTGGCCGGGTGGAGCCCGGATGTGGCCAAGCTGATGCCGGTCTGTGTGTCCGTCTACGCGGCGTGCTCTGCGGTCATCGCGGATGTGGCCAAGAGAAGGAACCTGCCGACTCGGAAGAGCGCCCTTATCGGCGCCGGGGCGGCTCTGATTCTGGCCCTGGCCGCTCAGGACGTGTCCCACCTGATCGAGCAGGACTACATGCACTCCTCCGCCATCCTGGTGGGGATTGTGTCCGCCATCCCGCCCCTCGTTGTGGCTCACATGCTTCACATGGCCGCTGCCCCGGAGAACACGGCCTCCGTGGTCGAGGTGGACGAGCCTGAGGACGACTTCGAGGATGAGCACCAGGACCAGGCCGAGAAGCCGCGGAAGCGTCGCCGGGGCCGCCCTGGTCTGACCGAGGCTGAGGTGCAGGTCGCTATTGACCGACTCAACACGGCCGGGGAGAAGGTGACCCCTGAGAACCTGGCCAAGATCCTGAACCGTGCGCCTCGTACGGCCAGGCGCTACCTGTCCGAGCTGAAGCAGCAGGAGACGGCCGAGAATGCGGCCGGTCAGCAGCAGGCCGGCATGCTGCCGCTGTCCATCTAGGCCGGAAATGCAGAAGGCCCCCGGCTTCGGCCGGGGGTCCTCTCACTTGCGCCAGATCTCATGCATTGCCCAGTGGGCTAACTTCTCCCAGGTCCGATAGAGCGACTGCCCCACCTCACAGGGCTTCGCGTAGTACCGGCAGACCTCGCAGAGGTCTACGTGCCGTTGCCAGTCGACTGCGGCCGTCTTGGGTGCCGGTGGCTGCCAGCGGCTCACTTTGCGGCCTGGGCCGTCTTCTCCACCTCCGCAAGAGGGGTGAGTTCCTTGACGGACCGGCAGGGGGCACAGGCGTAGTAGCCCAAGCTGGGGCCAGAGACGCGCTCCACGATGCACACCAGTGCGGACATCTGCCATCCGTGGTGGTAGTCGCAGAAGCTAGGGTTGTTCATGTCGGCAGCTCCTTCGCTAGGTGCCGGCGCCGGGTTCGGGGGTCACGCAGAGCCCCCGAGCCCATTTATTTCCTTCACCTATAGAATGCCGTAGAGCGCCCAGGAACTCCACCGATCGCCATAGGATCTACAGAGTGCCAAGGTCGAACCATGATCGAGTGGGACGACACAAGGCCGCGGTGGGAGCAGATCGCGGAGCGGATCAGGGCCGACATCGAGGCCGGCAAGTTGCCGTCCGGGGCGCGCGTGCCCTCTGTCGTTGCCCTCACCCAGACGTATGGGGTCGCACAACAGACCGCATACAAGGCCCTGGTGGCTCTAAGGGAGCAGGGGCTCATCAAGACCACTGCCGGCATGGGCTCTTTCGTGATCTAGCGTCAGATCACTAGTGATGCGTCACACATTCAAGTAACTGGTCGCAGTTTCAAAAAATGTGATACCTCTAGAGGCACGCAAGAGAGCGAGCCGGGGTAGCAATGCATTCGAAACTTCACGTCCTGAGCGCGTCTGCGGCCTCAATAGCCGCTGTCGCACTAGCCGGGACTCTCCTGGGCCCTCAGGGACAGGCCGAAAAGCCTCCACTCAGCCTGTCAGTCCCAGATGAGGCACCTAATTCATACCGAGCGGTAGAGGCTCCCGCTAAAACAGCGCCCGAAAAGGTGCTAGTGACCTATTCTCCCCCAATTCACAAGGAGAAGGTCAAAAAGCCAAAGAGGCATAGGCACAATAGGCATCGTAGGCATGTTCCTGTTCGTATTCAGGTCCTCAATGCCGTAAAGAAGCCTCAGGTAGAGGTTCCTCAACCTCCCACAGCTCCCACGAGCCGGCCTGTGGTGGGCCGGCCGAAGCCAGTCCTCCAACTGGACATCCACTTGGCGGCTGGGGTATATACCCAACCGCCTACAATATAGACGTCGGTGTCAATCCGGACGATCTGGGACACGAACCCCTCTATCTGAGACTCAGGTCACAGGTAGGGGGGCTTATTTATTTCCTTCCAGACACCCATGTGTGGGGTGGTTGGGCCCTGTTGAGGGCCTTCAAGGCCCCCCTCTTGGTGCCGGCACGGCGTCAGCCGGGCCTCTAAAAGGGCTGAAACGTGGTTCGGGGTGGAAATAATCGTTGCGTAGGGCAATTGTTTAAACCCGTACACGCAGACAGGAAGGCACCCCCTGTGGGTCCTCGTTTATCGATTTAATGTATTACCCCCCCTTTACATTCACTTGAGGAAAGATTTAATTCCTTTTCTCAGTAATGCACGGGTAAAGGTACGGTCATGGGGAATTAATTCCTTCAGTTAGGCAGTCTAACTACATCCTTCGCATGTCTAACTAGGCTTGCTAATCATCATGGGTGTAAATGTCCGGATATGCATGCATCTTCTGGACACAAAAACTGACCTAATATGTCCGGGTTTGCATGCATTTCAAAAGGGGCATATAGGGACGAATTGGCATGAGCCGATTACTTGAAACGGCGATGCACTGATATTCTTTGGTTGTCGGAAAGGGAAAGGCACTAACTCCCCTCAGACCCACCCGCTAAGCGGGGTAGGGGAAAGGGTAGAGGCCAGACCTACCGAATGTAAAACAAATAGGGCCGTCAAGGCTCTAACAGGCATGCCCCGTGCCAGTAAGGACCGGGCCTCTGCGATGACCCTCTACGTAGTCGCGTCGCTTTTCGGAAGTGCGCGGCAAGCCTCCCCCACACGGGGAGGACGTAAGCCAGGCTTGGCCTATGGTGATCCGCCATGGGTGACCGGTGCCTACCCTTGATAACTCTATAGTGTGCTGTGCTCTGCCCTGAAATAAAAGGGTGTCTTGGCTAGGTCGCTCGGATAGCGGCTGAAAAAATGCGCGGGTGGAAATACCGTGTGTGGTCCAGGGTGAACCGAAATAGGGGAACAACAGGTGTGCAGCATGCTAGGAACTAGAGAAATACGCTCCGTTTAAGTGCTGGGTAGTACGTACGGCATGTACGCGCGGAGCAATTGCTAGGCAGTCTCGCGGCGCGCTCGGTAGGGCGCGCTACGGACTGAATTAATTCTTACCCGTTGCACGGTGCGGGATATCGCCGTGGGGTGGCGGCCGGTCAAGCGGCCGTCGCCTGCTCTGTCCAACGTTCGCACTCCGTAGTACGAGGGAGGCACCATGTCCGGTGAGTGGAAGGTCAAGGCACTGCCCGTCAAGGGCAAGCGCGCACGTAAGGCGGCTGCGGCCGGGGCGCCTAAGCCTAAGTTCGCCACCATCAACGGTGTGCGCAGGGAAGTGCGGCAGGCGCCTGCCAAGGATGCTCGGCCGTACCCTACGGCGCCGGTCAACGCTCGCCCCGGTAGCCGCGTCGCGGCTAATGGGATGCGCGGGCACACTGACCCGCTGGTCAAGCCGCTCCCGCGTCGCGGCATCGGTCCCAAGCTGGACATTGCCCGAACCATGGACAAGCGGGAGCAATCCAACAACCTCCCGTTCATGCCTGAATTCCAGGCGGAGGGACAGCCGTTCCCGCGCATGGCGCGAGACGAGAATGGGCGCGTGATGCCGCGTGTCCGCACGGACAACGGCATGACTGACCAGCTCAAGGGGAAGGGCATAGGCCGCCGCGAGGACGGCCAGGCGACGTACACCAAGCGGCAACTCGCGGAGCGCCAGGCGGAGTCTCAGGCTGTCCTGACAACGGCTCTGGAAGTCTCGCGGCTGCGACAGATCGAGCAGGACTACCAGGACGCGCGCAAGGACGCGAAGCGTGCGCTCATGGACGCCATGGGGCGCAAGCGCGAGGCAATCGAGCGCGGGGACGTGGCTGCGGCCGAGGCCGCTCAAGAGGACATCCGTCGATTCCGCAAGGAATCACGCTTCAAGGGCTAACTTTTGCCCGAAAACTTGAAATTGCGAGAACTTGAGTCTGTGAACCACTGACACCCACACCTACGGAGGTAATCCCGTGACCATCTGCACCCGCTCTCTGGCCAACGTCCGTCCCCACATGCGCGGTAAGGGGCTGCTCGTGCTCCTGGAGCACTTCCGACGCAACCGGCAGGACTTCCGCAATGGCTGGGCGTTCGTGTTCACGCCGGGCCGTCGCAGGCCGCAAACGCGGCTCCTGCCCATCGTGCCGGTGGACGAGCCGAAGGCGCCGTACATGAGCACCTACCAGCACTACATCCACAACCCGGCCACGTGTGAGCTGGACCTGATCTGACGCTCTCAGGGTTCCGTCGTGGCCACGCTGTGGCCACTGGCGGAATCCGGTAAGCGTCCATGCAATGCCGGTGTACGTGAAAGGCCGAAATGGCTCAGCACGTGAATGCTCAGCTCCTCTTTGAGCACCTGAATAAGCGCACCACCCTCCAGCTCTGCGACGACTACAACGCCATGTCCGCGGGAGACGCGGACTGGCAGAAGTTCGCCGCCCGCATGGTCAGTGACCTGCTGTACCAGCGCAACGACACCGCGTGGTGGGAGTGGATGCTCGCAGGCAACCTCTTCGGCTCCGACCCGCACCCGTTCTTCGCCCCGAAGTAAACCCATAGGGAACGGCCCGGACAGAGTAAGTGTCCGGGCCTTTCTCATCCCTGAGAAAGGCTCACCATGGAACTGTCGTACAACGAGATGTCGTGGCATCAGCAGCAGGCTTGGAAGCGCGGTGCAGCCGCGATCATCAGCGGCAAGCCGGAAGTGCAGCACGGCTACCGAAACTGTGACTGCTGCTCGTCGCTGGAGATTGGGCCGTTGGACGACGAGCCGTTCAAGTGCGACGGCTGCGAGAACGACGACTGCAACCCGGCCGAAACGGAGCACTGCTTCACCGGCAACTGCGACGGGTCCGGATGTGGCTACTACGGGGCCTGTCACCTGCGGTGGGACTACGAGGCCGAGTTCGTTTACGAGCCCGAGGACCGGCCCGGCCTGAAATTCGAGATCGCCGCCATGGGTGGCGGCACGGTCGGTGAGGCGTACGCGGACAACGGTTGGTGGTACCGCGTGCTGCGCGACGACGAGCCGTTCTACGCGGGCAACGACCTGCGGTCGGGTGGCATCCCGCAGACGCACGAGGAGATGGCCCGAGTCCTCGTGGACTGCCTTGAGGCCGCTCACGTCGTCCCCGAGCTGGTCTGAGCACACCTGGATTGGGTGAGGCACCTCGGCCGGCGCCGAGGTGCAGCCCCCTGTCTGTGTGTACTCACAGGCCCGTAATTCGTCGGAGGGAACTCCCAATGCTCAAGTGGTTCGACAGTCCGCGCCTGCACAACGTGTCGATCGGTCCTGCGATCCGCAAGTGGAGTCAGCCGCACATTCCCGGCCGGTATCGCGTGACTGAGCCCGTAGGGGGCTCGCTCACCGGCTCTCGCTCGCTCTCGCGTCGCGGAGCTATCCGCACCTTCCAGCACTACGCCAAGAAGGGTTTCTGATGTTCGACTACAGCCCTGCCGATGACAACAGCGATCGCGCTTACGTCGACTCCATGCTCTACAGCGACCAGACGGCCGACGACTTCACGCCCTACGGCGCGAACGGCTGGGGCAGGTCGGTATACATCGTCGCCTCTCAGCTCAACGGCAAGGAGACGGACGTTTACGAGGGAGGTGACTACGACAAAGCCGAGCAGATGGCTATCTCCGCTTTCGAGCGTTCCCACCGTAAGGCGTACGTGACCATCTACCTGGATGGTGGCAGTTGGCGGGACGTGAAGGCATACCCCAAGCACCTCGCCCCGGATGCAAAGCCCGTAGTGACGGATGCCGGTGGGTGCCTGCACCCCCAGTGCGGAGAGATTCACCCGCTCTCCTGCTACTGCCGTTATGACATGACCGCGGAAGAGATCGAGCGTTGGAAGGCGTACGCATGAGCGACGAGAAGACCTACACCCACGACCAGGTGAGCGAAGCCGCGAATGCGGCGGCCGACCTGATCATTCAGGAGATCGAGTGTGACGACGAGTGGGAAGACCTGCTCAACCTGATGGTGAACGCGACCCTGACCGTTCTCACCACGGAGATGGGCGCTGACCTCGAAGAGGTCGTGGAGGAGAACTACGGCCAGTCGTTGGACGAGTTCAAGGACGAGAGAGGTTTCTAGTGCCCATCCAAACGAAATGGGGCAGCACTGCCCAGACGAAATGGGACCTGATCACCGAAGCCGAAAAGGCGGATCTGGAGAAGATCCCGTTCGGCCACAGGTGCACCGGGTGCGGCGAATTGCTGGTCACGGAGGCCAACTTCGCCAAGCACTTTTTCGTGCCCGATCCGCGGTACAAGAACATCGGGTATTGCCCGATCAAGGAAGGATTGATCTGAGATGAGCGAGTGGACCGTTAAGTACGACGGGCTTTCGAAGTACGGCCAGGAGAACACGCCGGACTACCGCGGATACGTGGTCCGAGTAAGCGACGGTGAGCCTGCAATTTGGTTCGCCTACGCCTACGACCAGGAGGACCAGCACACCTACTGGATCGGTAAGAGCGACACCGAGGCCGGCGCCCGCCAGCTCCTGGAACGGCTCGTAGCGGACGGCTGGCTCTGCGAGATATTCGTGAACGGTACCCAAGGCCACTGCACGGACCGGGCCGTGATGGTGAAGCACACGTGGTATGAGCGCAAGGCCGAGCGGCTGCGCACGCTGCTGTGTGAGCGGCACGGCCACGTGTTCGATGACTGGTCGCAGATGACGATCCGCGAGTACGTCAACACCTACAACGGTCTCGAACAGGACGCGCCGATCCTCGGTGACCGGATAGCACCGCAGAAGTAACGACGAGCGCGTTTGTCGAGAGGCCCGGACAGAGTAAGTGTCCGGGCCTTTTCCATGGGCGCTCGCCCAACTCCCCGAATTCAACGAAGGGTTCACCATGCGCAAGTTCCTGCCTGCCGTCGTCCGTAACAAGCTCGCGCGTAAGCCGCGCACGATGATCGGTTGGACGGCTGGGGACGGGATTGGCCTGACCGACACCCACCCCGCCTTCAATGCGGCCGAGCGCGTGAAGCTCGCGCTCACCATCTACGCCGGGCAGCACGACGCGGGCGAACCGCTGGAGACGGTTGCCAGCGACTTCCTTGCCGACCTATTCCACCTGCTGACGGTCGAGGGCGAGGACCCCGCGCACATCGTCAGCCGCGCGGAGCTGCACTTCGAAGCCGAGTACAACGCCGAGCCCGTTTTCGTCTGAGGAGAAACGACCATGACTGTCTGCCTCGAAAAGATCTCCATCGGCATGGCCGGTTGCTGGCTCGATGGTCACTTCGGCTGGCACAACGCCTATCGAGTCGTACTGAAGGCCGAGGAGTTCGGGTTCGTCGTCCCGGAGGAGTACCGGGACGTGATGGACAACTACTGCACGAACGGAAACTCCACGCTCTTCAACGAGACCGATGAGCAGTGGGAGGCCATTCACGGTCAGGGCGAACTTTCCGACCAGGCCACGGAATACCTTCAGGAGCGGGCTCCTAAGGATTACGCGTTCGTCTGGGACATGGGTGAGTTCCTGCTCATGACCGAGGAAGAGGCGTCCTACGTCTGAGCGGTTCCTGTTTGGTGGCGGCCGGGAAACCGGCCGTTCGCCACGGGTAACCGACAGAGAGGAAATGACATGTCCCGCAAGTACCCCAAGAAGGTTCGCAACGAGTTCAAGCGCAAGCTCAAGGCGGCCGATGCGTTCGTGGAGACGTGGACGAATTCCGGCTTGGCCGATTCCCTGATCGTGGATTACGACTGCACGCTTGGGTGCGAAGAGGCCAACACCTATTCGGGCCTCATGCGTGCCTTCGGCTACGTCAATCACGCGGAAAGCATCATCGCGGACCATGGCGAGGACTGCGATCACCCGCACGCCCACGACTTCCGAGGTGTCTACACGTTCTCCTTCGACTCCCGGCTGATCGAAAGCGACGGCTGGACCATCGTCATGGACGGAAAGAACGGATTGGACGCCGAAACCAAGGCGAGGGACTTCATTGCGGATGCCCTTCGAAAGGCCCACAGAAAGTTCTTCGGGGCGTGGACGGACATTGACCTGATCGACGTGGAGAGCGGCGTTCCCAGCTGCATGGCCCTGTACTCGTGGACCGACGCGCGCGGTTACGTGAAGGAGAAGTAATGGAATTTCAGCTTGGATACGGCACTGCCCACCTGTTCGCGGATGCCGTGGCCGCTTTCATACGCGGCAAGGCTGACACGGTGTGGCTGAACGAGCAGCGCGAGGAGTGGAACGAGCTGTGGGTCACCTTCCGTGATGCCGACACGGCTTCGGTGACGGTCTCCCGCGAGGCCGGCCGCCTCATGTTCTGGGTCTGGGGCGCTGCTTGGGCCTGGCGTGACCAGCACACCCGGAACCTGGTGAAGGCCGAACTTCGCCCGCAGTGGCAGACGCAGGTACGGCACCACGCCCTCACTCACTAATCGCTAGCCGCTTTGCCGAGAGGCCCGGACAGAGTAAGTGTCCGGGCCTTTTCCATGGCCGCTGGAGTAAAGGAGAAGCATGGACGCGCCAGTTATGAACATCAGCTTCAAGGAGTACCCCGAGCCGAAGCGGTGGACTTCGGACGGTGGGCGGCTCCATTGGGTCGCTTACGGGGATGTCGTGGTGACGTGCTCGGAGCACGGCGAGGTGGGACGGACTCTCGCAACGTCCAGCCTCGCCAAGGAATACCCCTGGTACGAGGGGAACGCCGTGCTGGCACAGGACAACCACATGTGGTTTTCGCACGGAATAGCCCAGGGCCATCACCGCCGTGACTGAGCCCGACCCGGAGTTGGTCCGGGAATTCATGGTCATCTCTCGACTGAGAGAGCCGGGCGACGTGCGAGAGGTGACGCCGCCTGAAGTCCGCTTCTTCAAGACCTATTACCCGGCCCACGTGAAGCGCGAGGCCGAAGAGGCTGCTCGTAGAGCCGAGTCGGAGCGGAGAGCGGCGGAGTCTCGTGAATCCTCCCGCAAGCGCGAGGCCCACAAAAAGCTCATGCGCGACATGCGCGAGTGGGGTCCTGAGAACGGCTATTTCGTCGGCACGCGGGGCCGTATCCCGCGAAAGGTCATCGAGGCATACAGAGAGGCAAAGGGACTGTGAATCACACTCATATGGCCGCGGGGATCGTCCCCGAGGAACTTTCCAACTTGAGCGTGACCATCTCGTGGACGCCGGGCAAGACCCGCTATGCGGTCACGTTCTTCGGCGGAGACGGCAAGGCCATGGAAGGTCATGACTACTACGCCACCGCGAAAGAGCCTTTCGAGATCAATCCCAAGGAAGGGGATCTCGATATGCGCGTCTACGAAGCGATGCTGAACGTATACAACCCCCCGGCCAAGTTCGTCCAAATGCTCTCTGGATTCGGGCTCTTCAAGTGGTTCAGCCCGGCCGGTATGACCAGCAAGGCCCGTGCGGCGTACGAAGGCATTGACAAGTGAGCCTGATGAAGCGATTCGGAATGGACCTTGACGAGCTGGGTGAGAAGGCCGCTAAGGCGGCCTGGCTCGACACTCCCGCGGAACGGCTCCGCGCCCTTACTGCGGTCTTTCAGGAATGCGGGGAGCGAGCCAACGCATACCACGATTCGATGTTCGCGGCTCGTCAGTTGGTCAAGGGGGCTGTGCTCGACTTCCGCATTGAGCGCACGGAAATGAACTGGGACAAGGAGTTTCACGGTGTCTGAGAAGGTCACGCAGCAGGACACGCACGACCACGTTTTCGGTGTCGGCGCCTACACCTACTCGTGGTGGGAGGGCCGTGCACGGGCTTGGAAGTGGGCGTGGGACGGCATGGGAGATGTCCCGGACGGCTGGGCGTATGTGCTCAAGGCCGAGAATCCGAGCGCCGAGGGCTCGGTTGAGCGAGTGGTGAACCACTGGGCGCTGATCGGCGCCATGAACGCCATAGCGCACCCCCACGAGCCGTGGGGAGTGGACGCCGGCCCCGCGGCCATGCGGGAGTGCCGGGCCTTCCTGTTCGACCCGGACCAGGCCGACTTTGACGCGAGCACGGCGGATTGCGTGCTCCAGGTCGCTGCGTTCGGTGAAGTCGTCTACGGCTAACAGCGAGGGGCTTTAGTGAAGGCCGGGAAAGAGTAAGTTTCCCGGCCTTTGCCACGGACTCTCGCTGAGACCGAAAGTACAACCCGAGGTCAAAAATGGAACGCACGAAAGGGTTATCAGATGGCTCGCAAGGTGGTTGAGACGATCACGTGCGACGGATGCAAGAAGAAGGGGATCGACGCTCCGGGAACCGTGAGCCTGACGATCATGGGCGATCAGTACGACCTGTGCGACGAGCACGGCAACAAGTTCAGGACTCTGCTGGCTGAGGCCCTGGGAGACACCGGCAACGCGGCGCTGAGCGCCTAATCAAGGGGAGGATCAGGAAGTGTCGACGTTCGAGCAGATGTCATTTGGGCCTATGGGCGAGGCTGTGAAGGCTGCTATGCCTACGAGCGAGGCGGACCCCATCGGAGTCTGGGCTGCCGGTCTGGCAATGTATTCCTCAGCAATTAGCCGTACCGTACGACTCGACAACCGCAGGCCGGTCGTAGTCTGGACTGTGCTTGCCGGCCGCTCGGCCATCGGTCGTAAGGGTTACGCGTACAACACGGCCAATGCCGTGCTCGGCAAGACTCTCGGCGGCTTCATGCGCACGCGGAAGCGTGACGGAGTCTCGTCCGGCCCGTCCCTCGTTGACATGCTCTCGAAGATGGAGCTGGATACGGTGGGAGAAGAGGGCGGAATAGACGGTCGCACGATCATCGTTGAGGAGGAATGGGCCTCGGTACTCAAGGTCCAGAAGCGGTGCTCCAAGTTCAGCACCCTTTTCCGTACGGCCTGGGATGGAAAGCCGATCTCGAACAGGACAAAGAAGGACGGATTGCAGTCGGTTGCTCAGCCGCTTCTGGGGTTTCACGCCCACATCACTCCGGGTGAATGGGCGAAGTATGTGAGTAGCAGCGAGGCTCTGGGAGGCTCGTACAACAGGCTTTTGCCGGTGCTGGTCGAGCGTTCGAAGATGCTCCCGTACAACAGCAAGCCTGTAGTCCCGGACACCAAGCCGCTTCAGGCGGCCTTCGAGTGGGCCACCGAGGAAGCCCGCGTCATGCGCTTCACTCAGGAGGCTGGAGAGCGGTACGACGAGATCCGGGCCATCGTTGAGGATCGCATGGCGGAGATGCCCGAGCTGCTGTCGTCGTACATGGAGCGGGCGGCGGAGCAGGTACAGCGCATCTCGGCTGTCCTGGCTTCCACGGAGATGACGGAAGAGATCAGCACCGCGGCTGTTGAGGCGGCGTGGGCGTTCGTCTCCTTCTCCATGGCCAGTGTCGAGAAGCTGGTGAAGGACGCGGCATCGGACAGCGGTCCGAAGTCCTTGCAGGCGCCTGAGGACATGATCCGCGACGTGCTCAAGCGGTACGGCGGCGAGGCCCAGTCGTCGGCTTTGCTGCGAGCCCTGTGGGGCCGGATGAACGCGGCCGGCATCAAAGAGACGGTCGAGACCATGGATGACGTGGAGATGGTCAAGGAGAAGTCACCGGGGCGAGGAGCCCCGAAGACGATCTATCGCCTGACCAGTGAACAGGACCAGGACGAGGACGAGCAGAAGCACGCCAAGCCCACGTTGAAGGTGCTCAACGGGGAGCGACTGAGCCAGGCCGCGAAGCCGAAGCGGCAGCCCGCGGCGGCCAACGTGAACCCGTTCATGGCTGCTCTGGACCTGTAGGAAGGGATATGGGCAAGTGCAACAAGGGGCTGTTCGTTCGCCCCTCCAAGAGAGTCGAAGAGATCTTTTCGCACGGCTCCCACGACGAGGCTTGGGGAGTCGTTGAAGAGTGGGCAGAAAAGATCAAGAAGCTTGGTATTGCTGATCGGTTCGGCGTGCACATGGCACGAAATGACCGAGGCTCGTTCGACGTGTTCCTGACCGACCGTTCTATCCCCACGACTACCTGAAAGGTACCGCCATGCCTGAGACCATCACGCTTCCTGTGCCCGGACAGATTCGCCGGCACGTCATCAAGAACCTCGAACCGACGACCAAGGGTGAGAGGGACCTCAAGGCCGCCAGCATCGCCGGCCACAAGGAGCTGGTAGCGCAGGAGAGGAACAGCCTCAACACGATCGATCTCCACCTGACCAATGAGGCCCTGGGGGTGGCGCTCGACATCGCCCGTGGCTGGCTCGACAGCGACAACGGCAACAACGTCATGGCGGGGAAGTCGATGCTCAAGTTCGAACTGGAGTACGAGCCGGATGACCCGCGAGAGATCCGGCACGCAATCAAGATGCCCAAGAGCCTGTCGGGGCAGTTCTCCGGTGAGTACGGCTACGACCCGAAGAGGTGGCTGAAGGAAGACAACGTTGTCCGCTTCGATCTGGACTGCATGAGTTGGACGGGAACCGGGGCGTCGGGTCGCGTCCGCGCCGAAACCCTCGGGTGGTTCCTGGGGAGGATGGGCAGGCTCACCGATCACCCTCACCCGGCCGTGCAGCGGGCAGCGAAGAAGTTCGTCAGCACCTACACCGAGCCGTACGCCAAGACTCAGCGGCTCATCGCCGGATACGTGGAGATCGAGGACCAGGACCAGGCCCCCGAGCCTGAGACGGAGATCCTGACGGCCGACGACTTCCAGGCCGCTATTCGCGGCCGTGGTCCCGAACTGGTGGACGACGAGCCCGACGAGGGTCAGGCCCCTGAGCCCGCGGCCGTCGAGGAGACGGCGCCGCCCGAGAACGGATACGAAGTGCCGGCCAACTTCCTGGAGCTGGCTGAGGAGGGCAACACCGTCGCCGCTAAGAAGTACTGGAAGCGGCGTTGCGAGGAGTACCGGAGGACTGGCAAGTGAATCCAAGCGAGATGCCTCAACAGAGACGAATGCGCCCCGTGCAAGGGCGCTTTTCTTCTCTCACCCGCAAGTGGCAGAATCTCAGCAACACACAATCCTGGGAGGAAGCCAGTGGCAACGGTACTGCGGCCGAGAGATCTGAATCCTTCAGCCAGCATGGCCGAGTTCGAGTTCTGGAAGTGCCGGCAGTGCGGAGCTGAGCCCTTGGGCCTGTTCGAGGACGAGCGAGGCAGGTACCACTACCGCCACGACGATCCTGACGGGCTGGACCCGCACACGGACATCATCCCTCTCGGATACGTGGACGGCATACTCACGAGATTCTGAATTAACGAGAAACGGCCCAGGGCAGAGTAAGTGCCCTGGGCCGTTCTCTTGTCATCGTACAGGCGGATCGCTCAAGACTGAATACGGGCCCCCGGACGCATGCCGGCCGGGGGCCTTTGCCATGCCCGAAAGGGGGGCCGAGTGGCGAGAGCGCCACCAGGTCGGACCGCATCCGACCAAGATCAAAAAACTCGAGTATGGAGACAGAGACATCATGAGCAAGGGCAAGTGGATCGCTGGCGGAATCGTCGCCCTGGTAGTCATCGGCGCTGCGTCTGGCGGTAACGACGGCTCCTCCAAGCCGAAGGCGGACAACCCCGCGGTGGTCGAGTCGGTGACGCCGAAGACGGCCGACAAGTCGAAGGCCGCCCCCAAGGCCAAGCCGAAGGCGGCCCCGAAGTCGGTCGAGCAGCAGCTCATCGACTACGTGACCAAGCACGGCACTCCGACCGAGGCCGCGGCGGTCAAGCACGTCACGAAGATCCAGGGTGGGGACGAGAACAACAACATCTTGGACACGGCTGACGTCTACACGGACTACTCGGGCGGCATGTTCGGGTCGCACGCCAACGACGGCAAGCTGATCGCTTCCGCGTTCGCCGACTGGCAGAAGAGCCGTGGTCAGGCGAGTGAGAACGGCTTGGTGACGGTGTACGACAAGAACGCCGAGATCCTGTCCAACGGGCAGTTCTAACCCGCAGGTGAGGGCGGGGGTCGTCATGCGGCCCCCGCTTTTCCTTCACTGATCAACCACATATGATCACGCGACGCATGAACCTGTGGGGGGTACATCTATATGACGCGAACGATCGTCGATCGCTACGGCTGGCCGAAGGTGCTCGTCGTTTCCTTGCTCGTCGGCTGCCTGATTGGCTTCATCAAGGTGCAGCTGAGCGGTAGCGATGGACCGCCATCCTGTGCGAAGAGCTACGTCGGCACGTATGACGGGCCGGGGGGCGACGCGTTGGGCGAGTATGACAACAAGCTGGTGGAGTGTGACCACGCAGTCGAGAAGTGGTGCGCGGAGAACCACCCGGAGGACCCGGACGGTTGCTCGAACAACGTCGAGATCGACGGAGACGCCCGCAACGTGGGGAAGAATTAGGCGAGATGAAGAACTTCAAGATCGAGTGGGACGGACCGGACGGTACGCGGGTCCGGTCTGTGGTGTCATACAGCGAGGGTGCGGCCGAGGGTCGCGCGGAGGAGCTGAGGGCCGAGAAGAAGAACGTCACCGTGGTTGAGGTGCCGATCTTCGAGAAGCGGCGGGGGGAGAGCTGATGGGCGCAAAGCAGGAACTTGAGAAGACCGCCCTGGAGTTGCTGGGCAAGGGTCTGGGCGCGTTGCTCAAGACTGCTGAGGATTACTCCTTCGTGAACGAGAAGGGGGCTATTCGAGCAGCGGCCACCTTCAACATCATCCCTGACCACCCGTTCCGGGTGGAGTTCGCGAAGGGTCCTACGGGCGTCACCCTGAAATTCCCTAAGGTCAAGGTTGTCCCAGGTCAGGCGAAGAGGAAGTCTCCTCGGACTCGCTGAGGCGTGAAACAAAGAAAGGCCCCCCGGCCACACGGCCGGGGGGCAGTTCTTATTCTCTCAACCCGAGGTAGACCCCTCTACCTCAGACCTGGGGGGCCGGCACCTCAGCGGGTGCCGGCTCGGCAGGAGCAGCTACCTCAGTAGCAACGGCCTTCTCCTGAAGCTTCTCGATCTCCGCAAGAGCCAGCTGGCCCGCTTCGGCCAGAGCCCACGCGGTGGCCGCCTTCGCGTCCTGCTTCCGCTGAGCGACCTCACCGAGGCCGAGCAGAGCAGCGACACAGCCAACGAGGGCTTCCCACGGGACGCCCGGCCAGCGGGCGACGAGGACGGGCGCCAGGGCGCCGACTAGACCGATCAGACGTACCGCGTGCTTGGCAAGGAAGTTCTTCATTTCGACTCCTCAGAGGGTCACTTGCAGGTGGACTTGGTGGCGGTCGGCTTCGGAGTCGCCTTGTGCGTCGCAGACGCCTTGGGAGACGGCTTGGCAGTCGCCTTCGGGGTCGGCTTCGAGGTCACGGAAGGCTTGGCCGGCACGTTGATGGTCTGGCCGGGCTGGACCAGGTCAGGGTTCTTCACCTGCGGGTTGGCAGTCAGGAGAGCCGCGAGGGTGACACCCGCTGCCACAGCGATGGAACCGAGCGTCATGCCCGACTTCACGACGACCTTCTTCAGGCCGGTCGGGGCCGGCTTTGCGGCCGGGGTCGAGGAGACTGGGGCATCCGCCTTCGCGGCGTAGTGGAAGCCACTCTTGCCCTTGAGGGCAGGGTCCGCGGTGGTCACTCCCTCAGGGAACTTCGGCAGGCCGTAGCCGTAGGTGTTGGCGTCGCGCCGAGCGCGCTTGCGCAGGTACACGCCGTCACCCTCAGGCGAACCGGTGACGTTGGTATTGCCCTCGACGGTGTAGATGTACGTCGCGTCGTAGGCGTAGACGATTCCCGTGTGCGTCCCGCCGTTCGGGCCGTAGAAGACCTGAGCACCGATCGCCGGGAAGTCCGAGTAACGCCCCTTCTGACGGAACCAGTCCAGTGCCGTAGCACAAGACGCGGTACGCGGAAACAGGTCGGCGTTCCCCGACTTCAGTGCATCCCAGGAAACGAAGAGCGCACACCAGGCATAGCCACCAGCAGACACCCACGCCATACCAGGAACCTGAGCGGCGTACTTCTCCTTGTTGTTCCAATGGCCCCCGGAGAAGCCTTCCTTGTAACCTACTTCCGCCTTGGCTACCTTGATTAGCTCTGCGGCACCACTCATCTTGTTGTCCCCCTTCAGGGCATGAAAAAGGAGGCCGGGCAAGAACCCGGCCTCCGAAAAGGCAGTTGTCAGATACGTAGTGCTCTAAGTCGTTCCGGATCGAGGGCAGTCAGAATCTCGATGAGTCGCTTGTTCTCTTCCTCGATGCGGGAAAGACGTTCCTTGATCTCATCCATGTCTTGCTGGAGCCGGTCAGCTCTCGTCTTCTGGGCTTCGGCCTCTTCCTTCCAAACCTTGGCGGTGTTGAGTCGCCAAGCCGCCTTCGCCATCACAGCGGCGGCTATAGCGGTGGAGAGTATCCCCGCGTACGTCATGAAGTCCTGAATGTCCATGGGCCTCCTTACGCGGGTTCGACAATGAACCAGGCAACAGTTGAAGTGTCAGATGCACCAGACTTGATCTGGAACGAGGTCCCTGCCGTACGTGCAGAGACGTAGGGGCTTCCGGGAGTTCCGCCAGGCGTCTGAATCGTCAGGAAGATGCGGGAGTTAGCCGTAACGGCAGTGGTCGAAACCGTCACAGCAGTAGTGCCATTGAGGACGGCCGTGCCCATCTTCGCGTTGGTGCCCTCCTTGACCCGCAGACCCTTGCCAGCCAGGCCGACAATGAGGTCAGAGTCCGGAGTGCCGACCATGGCAGTGCCCTGCCGGCCCCAGGTGGTGTCTCGGGAGCCGGCCCCACCAGGACCCCACGTGAGGGTTCCATCGCCCAGGATGCGGGCGTTGTCGTTGGTCTGAGCGCCCTGGACGTTGAAGGCAATCGTGTTGTTCCCGGCAGCGTTCGGCCTGAGGGAAAGTCGCTGTCCGGCACCAAACTGCATGTCCACGTTCCCGCGGGTCTCGTAGTTCGAGCCGTCAACACGGGTAGCAATCTGGGGCTGATTGGCAGGGAACCAGTTGGATACGCTGCTCCCTGTCCCCGTGAAGTTGGCGTTGACGACACGGACCACAGCGGTGCCAGAAATGTTGATGAGGCCCTGGACGCCGACCGTGCCGACGGCTACGACGGACGAGCCGAAACGACAGTCGGTAATGAAACCTTCTGCTGAACCGGACCAGTTGATGTCATAATTCGATCCGGTAGCGCCCACGCCGCCCTGGGAAATTGAGCACTCATCGAAGTAGATGCCGTAGCCGTTCGAGGTGACGTTGATGTTGTGCGTCTGGTTGTTCAGAATGCGTACGTTGCGAACTCGCACCTGATTAGCTGCACCAGAGACCAGAACGCCAACGGCCCCCTGCTGGATAACGCCACCGGCTATCTGGACGTTCTGAGGGTCGCCATTGGTGCCGCTCTCGATGACGACGTTTCCGACACCGGTCTGAGGACCGAGGGCATCAAGATTCTGAACAAACACGGCCGCGCAGTTACCGGTGACTCGGAACGCGGCACCAGTGCCGCCCAAAGTCGCCTGCATCCACGGCAAGACGTTCTGACAGAGAACGTCCCACGCGTCCTCAATCCGGATTCCGTCAAGGTTGGCATTGGCACCGGAGTTGACGCCGAGATACCGCGTGAAGACATTGGAGATCTGGATGTTGGCAGCGAGGGCCGTGGGATCAGCCTTGACGTGGATACCACCGGCACACGACTGGATTTTGATCATGTTGACCTGAGTGCCGTGCAGGGTGGTGCTCGCAGAACCGAAGAGTCTCAGGGCGTAGCCGTTGATCCACTGGAAGGTCGTGTTGAAGACTCTGAGTTCCTGAGCGCCCGAAGCCGTCACGCCGTGACAGGCGGGATTCGAAGTGGTCGTTGAGGAGTCTCCTCGAATCTGGAGTCCCTGAATCATGCAGTCGTCAGAAGACACCGTGATGGCACTGGAGCCGGTGAACGCGGCTCCGATCCGGATGGAGGTTGCCCCGTGGCCGGCTCCCTGAAGGGTGATCGGTGCGGGCAGGTTGAGTGGGCTGGAGCCGTTCAAGAGGTAGTTGCCGGGCGGGAAGACGACGGTTCCGCCCGCTGTGCCGAGAGCATTGATGGCGGCCTGGATAGCACCGGTGTCATCGGCGGTGCCGTTACCTGCGGTTCCATAGTCCTTGACGCTGACCGTGGCGGCGCTCGACTGACGAACGAAGGTCGCATCCGCGTAAGCGCGGTCCCCGTGAGGGTCGATCCCGGAGACGTGGGAGCCGAACCGCTCTCCGACCGTGACAGAGACCAGAGCGACCCTGGTACCGCCTCCGAAGTCGACCCACAGACGCTCGTATCCATCGGGGCCGAAGAAGGCCGCGAGGTAGCCGTCTCCGTCCGCCTGGAGCTGGAGCAGCGGGGCACCGTTGATGTCAGTCAGGTCCGTCAACTGCGCCGCGCCGGCACTCGGACCGTTCCAGACGGTTCCCACGGCGTTGGCCACTCGGGCACCGGTTATGTCTTCGGCAACGCTATCCGCAGTACCGCCAAAAAGGTTGCGTGCCAAAAGGCACCTCCTAAGGGCATGAAAAAAGGCCCGGCTGGAGATGCCAGCGGGCCTAACTCGTCAGTGGTTGTGGTTAGTTGCCGAAGGTCGATGCCTCGTACACTCCGGAGATCTTGAGGTTGGAAAGCGGGGGGATGGCTCGAAGGCCGTCCAGTCCCTCACTGGTGTTGGTCGGGTTCGGGTAGAGCAGCGACGCGACGGTCTGACCGGAACTGCTCTGACCGATCTCGGCGAAGATCTCAACCACGTTGGGCAACCCACCGTTGAAGTTGGGGTTTCGAAGCAGACCCATAACTACCTGACCAGTGGCACCACTTGCGGCTGTCGGAAGAGTGACGCCGATGGTGCTCGTGCCCGTTCTCGTCGGTCCGGTGTCTTCCCAGTCGTTCTTCAGGTAGACCGAGAAGTAGACCGTCCCAGGGGCGATCCAACGCCAACGTCCCGTTCTGTTCGCGCTCGGGAGGTCGGTGTTCACGTTGACCAAACTCGGGGTGTATCCACGAGGCTTGGCGAGGTCACGCGCAATCACGTTGCCGTCTCGGCCGATCCAATACTCAGACTGCGTATCGGTGTTGTTGCTGTCCATGTCCACGACGAACGAGCCGTTCGCCTGGTAGGCAGCCGCCTGGAGGGCATTCCACGGCACTGCCATGTGCTCAGGGACATCGAACGGCATGACGTTGATGAGACTCAGAGCGCCGAGGTTGGCCGGCACAGTGACCTGATGGAGCGGCATCTCCCAGACACCGCCGTAGGTCTTGGTCAGACCCGGCGCCTTGGGGGTCGCCGCGGGCTGGCCCTGGACCACCGCGAGGTTGACGGAGCTGTTCGACAGGTTCGCCCGGAGAACGACCACGTCAATGCGGCCGGTACTTCCGGTGTTGGCCGCGATGCTGACCGTTGCACTGGCCGTTAGCTGGTAGTAGAAGCCTCCGACGATCGCCCGGCCGGGGGCGACAGACACCGACGTGCCGTTGACCACGGCGGCCGTGAACGGCAGGGAGAAGGCGTCAATGCTCGTCTGGTCCAGCCGGAAGTCAACGCGGTCCTTGGCGAAGACCCGAGCCATGTATTGCCACTGAGCCTGTGACATCATCTGCGCGCCGCCACCGGCGCTATCGGCGGTGAACGGGTAACTTATCTCGTTTGCCATTACATCCTCGCCTCTAGCTTGCGCAGCTTCTCACGCATATCGAAAACTGTCTTGTAAAGATTGAGCGGGTTACCTGCACCCTGATCACCGATGGACGGGGCCACGGTTTCCGTCTGCCCGCCCTGGTCCACGGTGATGGCCACCTCGCGCACGATGTCCACGTATTCGGTGCCGTCCACGGCAACCGTCACGATGTCGCCCACGAAATAGTCGCGGCCGAACTTGATGTGCGGGGTATCGATTGGGTAGATCTGGAAGTTGCCGTTCTTGGCACCCTGAGTCAGAGCCTCAGTGGCTGCGTCGAGAACGGCTTGCTGAGCCGTGGCGAACTGAGCATCCGTCACCGAAAGGTCAGCCTTGATGGGCTGTCCGGTAGTGGGGTCCGCCTTGATGGGGAGGTCTCGCCGGTCAAGGAACTGTTCGATCTGAATGCCCCACTCGGCCTCAGTGGCGGTGTCGATCTGCTGGTACATGTACCGGCCCTTGCCGGTGCCCTGGCAGGCCACAATCACGCGTGTCACAGTCGGAGCCGTCAGGTTCCACGTGAACTCACGCAGGTTGCCCAGTTCCTTGCTGAAGCGGATGGACTTGGACAGGTCCCGCGGAGCGTAGAGATACAGGTTGATGGCCTTGGCGTTGGGGTCGTACAGGAACCGGTATCCGGTGGTCTTGGTGTCGGTCCAGCTCTCAAGCTTTGTGCCGATGACGTCCCACTGGAGGTTGTCAGAGATCGTGTTGCCGATCGCGGCGTCACTGCCGACGATCGCGCCGGCCACCTGGCGGTTAGCCAGAGCACCAGGACCAAGAGCCTTGTTCAGCTCGTCCCAGATCAGGTGACCAGCCGGGCCTGAAACTGCTCGGGTGTCGTCTGTGGTATTCCACTGCTGCGTTGCCGCCTTGGTGGGGTCGGGGTAGGCAAGCCGGTTGTACGCAAGCTTGTTGTCGCACTTCCCACCGAAGTAGAGCGATCCCATCGACGTGTGCTGATCGTTGGTCCAATAGTGCTGGAAGCTCTCGATCTGCCCCGTGAGGATGGGGAGGTCAACGCCATCCTGATAGATGGCGACGCCCCCACCCCTCTGGAGAAGGTCAGACTGAGGCGTCCCCGCCTCCACAAGGATTTGCCATGAGCCTTGCGCCGAGTATCGGATCACAAGGTCCATCGAGATCCACGTATCGATAATGCCTATTCGGTTGAGTGCAGCGTCGCGCACCTCCACCCGATAGCCCATGTGCACCTCATGTCAGTAAGTCGTATAGCGCGGGAATATCTCCACCTTCGCGGAGGGAGTTCCGCTACCGGCGACGAGATCAGCTTGGACAGTCGACGTGCCCACAGGCACCGACCAAAAATTGGGGTTGGCGGACATCAGAGGGAAATAATTCGTCCCCTGGTCGTCCGTGATTGTCTTGTAGCCAGGACGGCTATCGATCGTGAGTGTCCGCCCGTTGGCCAGGCAGTCAGCCCCACCCGGCTGCGCCGGGATGCCCCAGCTCGAACCGTCCGGGCCAGTGAACTTGAAGGACTTCAGAGGTCCGGTAATCGTCCAGACAGGCCAGGCTTCGATGTCGCCCGGATTGTTGACGATGAGCTGGCCTGAGGCCGGCGTGCCGTTACTCAGCTTGATCGGGAAGAACGGGTTGCCTAGGAACGGCGACGGCGTGCCGAAGGTCCAGTTAGCGACCTCTTCCGTGTCCCCGTAGAACCACGGGTCAACGGCAATGAGCTGGATACCGTAGGACACCCAGTCGAAGCCCGAGGTGTCGACGGATTCATTTCCTTCCATGCCGTTCACGTAGTAGCACTTAATGCGGCGGGCCGCTCCGTCCTGCTCGATGAACGTCAGGACACAGAACCCGTTCTTGGGATTCAGCGCACTGGCAAGCTTGCGCTTGAATGAGGTCAGTGTCTTCCGGTCGACCCCATAGACGAACACCGGCAAGAGGATCTGCCGGGCTGCTGCCCTTGAACCTCGGTAGATCGAGCCATCGAGGTTCGGGGAGTCGTCCGTGTGCAGTTCAAACGGAGGCATGTCGAGCCCTGACGCCCCCGGCTGGATCACGATTGCCGGCCACCAACGGTTCTGGAAGCCGGTGAGGGGGATCTCCTCCCCCTCACCATTGCTCCCTGTGATCGACACGTAGGTGTGCTGCCAATCCTCCGGAATCGGGATCAGTGGGTTGAGATCCCACTGCCCACCGTCGGGATTCTGTGGCCCTGCGGGAATCGGCATTTAACACTCCTTGTCGATTACAACGCGGCCATCGTTTCCGCGTACTTCATCGCCCGAAGAACCGCCTGAGTGGTGTTCTCGGACTTGGCTTCGTGAACGTGGATCTCGTACTTCGGACCCACCATCCCGGCCGTGTCCTTGGCGTTGTAGACGCGCTCACCCCCACCGAAATTGATCAACTCAGGACCCCGCTCACCCACCATTGCCATGCCAGGGGAAGCGGAGCGGGTACCGGTCGCGTAACCCTTGATCTTGCTGACCTTGGTGGTTTTCGTGGTCTTACCGCCGACGGTCCTTTCGGTAACCGTGGTGGTAGTTCCCTTTGCCGGGTCAGTCGTCGTGGTGGTAACCGTCGTGACCTTGCGGCCCTTCGAATCCGTCGAATAGGTCGTGGTGACCCTCGTCGTCTTCTTCTTGGAGGTGTTGCCTCCGCCCTTGACCGCCTGGCCTTCACCAGTCAGCCAGGTGAGGAGAGATGCCAGACCGGCACTGACCTGAGTCTTCGAGTTGAAGTGCAGTTTCTTCTTGAGGGTCTTCGTGATCGTGTCAGCGATACCCTCGATCTGCTTCTTCAGCTTGTTGTCCTTCGCGGTCAGACCGTCGACGAGTGACTGAGCCGCCGCCTTGCCTGCCTTGTAGTACGAGCCAGCAACCGACTTTCCGAGGGAATCGCTAGCCGTTCCGATGGCCTTATAGGTCTTGTTGTAGTCGGATACCTGAGCAGCAGTGGACTTCAGTAGCTCCTTCGCCATGGAGTCGCCCTGTTCGGGCCCTGCCTGGGCAATCTCGCTGATGATGTCCTTGGAGAATCCCTTCTTTGTGAGCGCCGAAAGATCGCTCTGGAAGGACTTAATCGCTGCCAGACGCTCGTGCAGGCTGTTGAGGCCGGCAGACGCCGAAACCCCGGAGTCGTTGAACACGTCCGTGAGGGAACGCAGCCCCTTGGCCTTGTCCGAGATGGACGAAGCCATGGCGGACTCGTCCTTCTTGATCTGAGCCAGCTTGGCGTTCGCGTCCTTCAGCTTCGGCGCCAGGTCGGCCCGCTGCTTGACGAGCTTCTGGAGCTGCTTGTTCTCTCCGTCGAGCCATTTGTTCAGGGAGTTCGCAGTCTTCGAGCTGATCCGGTTAGAGGTGAACGCGTCCTTGATGATCTGGTACAGCTTGTTCACCGCGGAGTTCAGCGACGAGACGCCCTTTTCGGCGTCCGCAGCTACACCCGTGGTTCGCTTGCTTCCCGTACCGGTCGCGTATCCCTTGAGAGTCTTGACCGTCGCCAGCTTAGAATCCTGGTGGTTCAGAACGGTTTCCCCGCCCCCGAACTGGACCAGTTCCGGGCCTTCCTCACCGACCCAAGCCCAACCCTTGGCCGCACCCTTGGTACCAGTGGCATAGCCCTTGATCCCAGAGAGAGCCTTGGTCCAGCCCGATCCGTATCTATGGACGGCATAGTTGAGGCCGGCATAAATGGATGCAAGCGGGTCAGTAATACCCCGCTTAAAGTACGGTCCGGCATACGCCTTGAACGTCTGCGGAATGGTCTGCATCAGTCCCTGAGACGGATATCCGGCCTTCGCGTTCGAGTCCGTCAGGTTAATCGCCTTCGGGTTACCCCCGGACTCCACTCCGATCCGGTGAAGGACCAGTGCGAGGTTCGATGGAGAAAGCCCGAGCTGAGCCAGGGCCATCTTCACCTGAGGCGTCCAACGAGACACCGAGGAGCCGACTCCCGGAGTGCTGAGCTGCTTATCCGCGAGCTTGCTGACATCCGGCGCCTTCGTCTTCAGGTGCTTGCCCGAGAAATCGAAAAGCCCCTTCAGGTTCGGAAGACTATCCTTTGCGGTCGACTCGACATCGCCCCAGACCTGCGAGGCATAATCCTTCGGGCTGGTGACAATTTCCTTGAGCACGTTGGCCGTGTCGATTACACCGTCATACTCGCCCTCCACCAGATCCCAGACACCCTTTACAGTGTCGGTTATGGAGCCGATCGGGTCAGTCAGGAAGCTGGTCCCGGAGTCCCAGACGCTCTTTACGGTGTCCCAGACGCCGCCGAAGAAATTCCCCACGACGCTCTTCAGGGTTTTCCAGGAAAGGAGGTCGCTGATGAACGACTCGCCTCGCTGGAGGATGTTGCCCTTGCCCTTCCAAACGTCCTTCCAGAAGTAGTCACCGGCGACAGGGCCGACAGCCCCACCGATAATGCCGATTGCCTGGCTGTAGCCGTCAGGAATTGGGAGCTTCTTGAGGAGATTCCACGAGTCCCGAGACATGAAGTTCTTCATGCCTTCGAGCTTTTCGGCCAAGTCCTTACCGATGAAGTGAGAGCCCGAGGTGCCGGCGCCCACGACGCCGCTCTGAGCGTCGCCGCCAAGCTGCCGAGAAGAGCTGTCCATCGTCATCGTGGCGAGGGCCCCAAGGCCATCCGACGAGATGTTGAAGTTCTTCGACGCCTCAATGAGCTTGTCAAGGCCAAGCTTTCCGAGGATGCCGCCACCGGCGAACTTCATTGCGTGACGGACTCCACCGACACCCTTCTGTCGAGCAATGTGGTTCATCTTGTGAATAAAGGAGTGCCCAACAGCCTCGGTGAACTCAGGCCGCATAATCGATTCGCCACCGGACAAGTGCAGCTCACCAGCCGTGGGGCTGACGAACCTATGCACGTCCCTACCAGGCGTGTAGCCCGGCAGAACACCACCAGTGGCCTTCCTCCTCTTCTTCTTCGAGGAGGACTTAGAGGAACCGCTCTTGCTGTTTCCACCAGGAGCGTGATTGGAGATGTTGTCCAGTCGGGTGTTCAGGATCTCGGCTTCACCGGCCGTGTCACTCAGTGCAGACTTGAGCTTCTTGATCTCCTTGACGATCTTGTCCGTCTGCAACGAGTTGAGCTGACCGATACGGCCAATCAGCGACGACTTCCCCGGACCCACCTTCTTGGTGGTGTCGTCCGTCTCGTTCTTGACGTGCGAGACCTCGCCCTTCAGGGCAGTGAGAGCAAGCCCGTTGAGCTTGTTTACCTGCTTGATCGAGCCCTTGGCAGCGGTCGTGACGCTGTCCGACTTCGCCTTGAGCCCCTTGAACTCGCCCTCGACGTGGTTCAGGTTGTGGTCGTTGAGGGCCGACACAGCCGACTTGGAGTGGTCGACCGACGTCTTGAACGCGTCGTCCTTCTGCGTGAGCTTCTTGAACTCGGTTTCGAGGCCCTGGAGTTGAAGATCCCGGAGGTTCTTCACCGCGGTCTCTGCGTCGCGGACCGCCTTCTCGGCCAGGTCCGCCTTCGCCTTGACACTGGAGTCCTTACCGGCGAACTCGTCGGCAAGCTGCTTCAGGTTCTCGGTCTTGAGATCGCTGATCTTGGTCTTCAGGTCCGAGATCTCACGCTCAAGATCCTTGACGTTCTGCTGGGCTCGGGACGTGTCGAGCTGAAGTTCCTCAGCCTGGCGCCTGGGGCTCTGCGCGGTACGTCGAGCCTGGTAGCCACTCTTGAAGCCGTTGCCCTTGATGGCGGAGACAGCGCCGCTGACCACCCTAGACCCGAACTTTGCGGTGCCCTTGGTGAGCTTGAACGCACCCTTAGCCAGGCCGGCAATAGGTGACATCAGCTTGATGACGCCACCGACCAGCTTGAAGAGCGTGCCGAAGAGGAGAGCCCCGGTACCGATGATCGCCGCGAACTTGCCGACCTTGATAATGAGGTCCGTCAGACCAGGGTGGTTCTTCAGGTAGTCCGTGGTCTTCTTCAACCACCCAGCAAAGATCGTCAGGTCCTTGAAAAGCTCCTTGATGATCTTTGCCGAAGGGCCCTTCAGATCTTTCGCGAGATCCGAGACCGTATTGAGGAGACCGCCCTTGTACTCATAGCCAACGGTCTTATCAACGAAGCCGTGCGCCTTCTTGTCGTAGACCCGCTTCGTGATGGCAGTCTTCTTACCCATGAGGGCTTCGCCGGCACCGGAGTACTCGTAGGTGCCATCCTTGTTCGGCTTGACGAACATGTTGGCCAGGCCGTACTTGCCCTGTTCCCACATGTTCGACAGGCGAGCGCCAATCGTCGCGGAACCCTGACTGATAGCCGAACCAGCAACCTTGGGATCACGGCCGCGCTTCAGGAGGGCGTCAACAATTCCCTCACCAGGGACACCGCCCGTGGTCTTGGCATCAGCCATCCAGTCCATCATCTGAGCCGAAGCGGTGTACTCCTTCGGCAAGGCAATCTTGATGCCCTTCTTCTTCTGCTGGTCGAGCTTGGCCTGGATTTCCTTCTTGGTGAACTTCCGGTCCGTGAATCCGAAGGTCTCGGCGAGTTCCTGAATGGGGATACCGGCATTGTCGGCAAGAGACTTGACGTTGCGCAGGGACGCGCGGTCAGCGTCCTGCATGATGCTGACGGCGTACATGGCACGGCCCACCTGAGCGGGGTCCGTAATACCGGCGAACGCCGAGAGGTTACCGATGGCCTCAACAAGCGACGTGGCGCGCTTCGAAGCCTCCTTGGACGAACGACCGTGCGCCTTGCCAGCACGGGCATACTGAGTGCCGTACTTGAACATGTCCTCGACGGAATACGGGGTCGCCGTACCGTAGGTCTTCAGCTCGTTGATCTGCTTCGCCGTGTCCTTGTTGGACACGCCCATTCGCTGAAGAGCGGTCTGAGCCTGCATCATCGAGTCAGCCGCGGAGACACCCAGGTACGACATGGCGCCGGCAGCAGTCAGCAGAGGCGTAACCACGTTCCGCGTGATGGTGCGTCCGAAGTCGCTCATGGTGGAGCCGAAGGCAGACACCTTCGTCCCGACGCTATGCACCGCGCCGGTCCAACTCTTCTCCACCTTGCGGGCGTTGCCCTGGAGAGTCCGGACCGTAGCGTTGTTCTGCCGGATCGTGTCCAGAGCCGCAGCCTTTTGAGCCTTCGCGGTGTTGAGAGCACCCTGAACCGCAGCGACGTCCGCCCTACGCTGCGTCTCCATCTGGGAGAGGATCTGAGCCTTGCGGGTGTTGTACCCCTCCGTGTAGGCGGCCTGAGCCTCACGAGCGGCAGTCTTCTGCGCAGTCGCCTCCATGGACGCCTGGCGGATGATGAGCTTGGACAGGGAGGAGATCTGAACCTCACGGGCCCGCGCCTGGCGCGCTACCTCAGCGGCCTTCTCCTTCTCGGCGGCGAGCACGGCCTTAGCCGATGCCGCAACCTCCGCCCTCTCCGCAACAGCGATGCGGGCGTTGGACTGCTCCACGTACTTGGCAAAAGCAGCCTGCTGCCTCTCCCGCTCGGCAAGCTGCTTCGCCTGGGCAGCCGTCACAGCCTTCATGGCCTTGAGGTAGCTAGCAGCCTCAGAGTTGGAGAGCTTCTTACGGGCCTCGATCGCGGCCTTCTCGACCTCGACCCGCTTAGCGGCCTCTTCCCCGTATTGGGCAGTGATCCACGCCTGGAGCTTTGCCTCAAGCTTGGCAGTCTGCTGAGCAAGCTTCTCGCGAGTACCAGAGAACTTGGCAATGGCCTCTTGTGCCCTGTCCAGCTCGGCCTTCAGCTCAGCCTGATTCATCTCGGGGGTGATCAGGATGAATGCGGAACCAACCTGAATCCTGCCCTTAGTCGACATCGGCTCCCCTTAGAGGTTGTTCATTCGGTTGAAGAAATCCACCACCTCATCCGTGGAGGCGTGCGCGTATGCGGAGGGCTCAATCTCGGTGATCTCCTCGCCCGGTCGCGGGAGCGGAGTCGGCATGGGGATGTCCTCCCCGTCCTCGCCTGAATTGGCTTTGATGAACAGCCAGTTGTTCAGCTCAAGGGCGTCAGAGATGCGAGCCAACAGATAGTCGGACTCGGACCATTCGGCGGCTTCATCAACGGTGGCCGCCAACACCGAACGCCCTGTCTGGCGAAGCAGAGAGTTGATCAGGACGGAGATTCGACGTAGAGAGAGCCGCCCACGCCACAAGTCCAGAAGGTCAACCCCGAAGTGCTGAAGCAAGTCCGCTTCAAGCTCCTCGGGGTACTTCCGAATGACGTAGACGGCTCGGCTCAGTTTCCCGTCGAGGTGTTGATCTTGTCGTTGAACGCCTGGAAGTCACGGATGGTCGGGCGGGTACGGCGGTACTCCTGCCACTGCTCCTCGCCCAGGACGATGCGGACGGCCTCAAAGTCGTTGTCGGCAAACACGACGTCAACCGGGTAGTCCATCGGGGACGGCAGGGTGTAGACCTTGCCGCCGTGCTCGACCTCGATCACGTCACCGCGGGCCTCAGCCTCGGCGGCAACCAGCTCGGCGCCGGCGTCGGGAACCTCAACGGTGTCAACGGACTCAACAGGCTCGTCGGCAGTCTTCTTAGCAGCAGCCATGGGAACTCCAAAGGAAGCAAAGGGGTTTGGGGTGAGAGAGAGTGCCGGGGACTACGAGCCCTCCCCGGCAGGGGCAGGAATTAATTCAGACGTCAGGACATGGCCTGATTGGTCAGGACGTAACCGAGGGAACCGTTGGAGTCCAGCGCCTCAATGGTGAGCTGGTACTCCTGAGCCGCCGTACGGACGAGCGTGATAGCGCCGCGGTCCTGGACCATCGCCCGAGGGATAACCACTCGGTTGTGGATGCCGTTCTGCGACCAGTCCACGACGAGCGAGATCTCCTGAAGCGTCGGGCTGCTGGAGAGGTCGAGTCGGTAGCTGCCGGTCGGGTTGCCGCCTCCGTCGAGAACCGGAGCCCAGTTGGCGCCGTAGAAAAGCTCAGTGGTGCTGATGCTGGTCTCAGCAAACGTGGCCGAGATCGAGAACGTAGCGGACGTGACGTTGTACAAGACGGGAACTGCGCTCTGCCAGACGTTCACCGGGTCCGTGTTGACCTGGGGAGTGATGGTGACACCCGCGTCAGTCACATAACCGAGCGTGGTGTATCCGGTCGGGGGAGTCGTCCCATCGCCCACATCGGTGGGCAGGGTGACGCCAACGGCCGGCGCCATGTAGACGTAACCGCTCGGCGCAAACCGAATCTTGGTGGTGTCGACGTTCGAAGACATAGAGGCTCCTTTGGGGGGAAACAAAAAACGGCCCCAAAGGGGGCCGTGAGGCTGAGGAGTTCAGGCGTTAGTCGTCAGCGACGAGGTATAGGCAGACTTCGCCCGTGTAAGCGGGCTCAAGGGATTCCTTGTCGGGATGCCAGTGCGGCGCTGAGATCTCGTGCACGTCGAGCACCAGGGCGCCCTTCAGGGCCTTGCTCGGAAGCTGCTCAAGTAGGTACTCGCGCACGGTGTATGCGAGGGCGCCGGCCTCGGCCGCGCTCTGGCCGTACACGTCGTAAAGGACGTCCATACGGTCCATGCGGTCCCGCTGCATGCGGGCTCCACCAGACTGGATGACATAGACGGTGGTCTCACCGACATTGCGGCCTACGAGGGTGCCTGTCACCGCGTCCGTAGGGATGTCAGGGAACGATCTCAAGAACTCGATTACGAGGGGGAGCGGATCAACTCTCAATCAATGCGCTCCTTCTCTAGAACTTCCTTGAAGAAGAACCGGCCCGCGTGCCTGTGTCCTGCCGGATCGCGGTAACCCTGCTCCTGGAGCATCGCGTGTCGAGCCCGCTCGTTCTCTTCAACCACGACGTAGCCGACCCATTCACGGTCGACCTCTTCGACCATGGGCGTGATGTTCTTCTTGATGGAGAACTCGTCAGTCGTCACGTGAGGGCCGCGAGGGGCAGCCTTGATCATCTTTCCGGCAAGCTCACCAGTCTTGGCGGATACCAGAGCCCTGACTTCTCCGGAGTGCATGAGCTTGGTTTCAAAGCCCATGTCGGTCTCGAACGTGAAGCGAGCGTTTGAGGATCTGGTGTACTGCTTTCCGCGCTTCGGCATTACTTAGTCACCATCCTCACGTCGAGCATCGTGTATTGGCGGGAACCGAGCCTCCACCTCCACGCCTCCCCCTCGGGATGCCATGTGTTTCCCTGAAACTGGATTCGGTCAGCGGAATCGACATCAACATCGCCGGGGAGGTAGAGCGTCGCCCTGTTGAGGGCGGTCTCACGGGAGGACTCGTCCGCCTTCCACGCACGCCGGTAGGGGACGCCGGCACCCATGCCGGACCACACTTCGGTCTGGTTACCCCAGTCCCGGTGCTTCCCGTAGTCGTCGGTGACGAGCTGGGCGCGGTAGACGGTTATACGGTCGTTGAATAGCGCCATGTGATCTCCGGTCGGTCTGGCCTGTGGGCCTCGGATCGGTGCAGGGAGATCGACGCAACACGCTGCCTGTACTTGGACAGCATCGACTTTGCGGCCTCGGAGAGGCCCGAGTTGTACGCGGTGGCCGCGTACTGAACTTCCAAGTCGCCTGTCTTCTCCATGACAGTGCCAGGGGATACGGAGAGCCACCGGATCACTTCAGAACAGACAGCCGCCCTCACCGCGGCTGGCACAGCCACCCAGCCCCAAGAGGCTGTAACTGTGGCCGTGGTGTACGCGGGAGCGTCACGCAGATAGAGGGTGGACCCCATGACCTTCCATTCGTCGGTCGTGAGGTCTCTGTCCTCGTACTCGTCGTGCAGGGTGAGGGACGTGATGACCAGGTTGGGAGACAGAGAGGGGGCCAGTAGAGCCTGACCCCCCTCAACCACCAGATCGAACGTCTCGTTGGTGTGCTGCTGGAAGTCGTTCCGGCAGTAGTCAGTGACCAACCCTGTGGCGTCGTCTATGAAGGCGGTGATCCGAGCGGCCTCCGTGTCGTCTGCGACGGGCCTCCCGAGACGGGCGACCACATCGCTAAGGGTTACGAAGGCCATCCAGATCAGATGATCTCGGACTCGGTGACGGTGACAGTCGAGTTGTGCGTGTTGATCGCGGCCTCAACGTTGCGAGCAACAACAAGCTGCTCAGGGCGAATCACCTTGGCGTCCCAGATAACACGGGACTTGATCGCGTCGGTGAAAGTCGCCTGCGGCTTGTAGGCCTCCATCTGCGCGAACGGAATAACCACCGAAGTAGCGGCGGTGGAACCCATGAACAGGTCCACGGCGCCAAACTTGGAGTTGCCCTTCTTGATCAGAGGGTTGTTCGGCCGGGTGTGAGAACCGAGCGTGTTAGCGACGGTGACCGGAACACCGAGAATGGTGCCGATCGCAGCCGGGCCGTTCGGGATGACCGGGCTACCACCGTAAACCTGCGCTTCCACGAACTTGGGGTCCTGGAGCAGGAGCGAACGCATACGCGGCGAGATGAAGAGGAACCGGTCCGCAGGGGCAGACTTGATGTCGAGGTTTTCGAGCATCGCAACCACGTAGTCATAGACCGACAGGAAGCGGTTCGCCGCCTTGCGGGTCGTGTTGTCACCGGTCGGGGCGTCCGTGATCTCGTCAATGGTGCCGTGCAGAGCAGGCAGGCCGGTAACGACCGCGTTCGGGTCCGCCGCGCCATTCAGGTCCTTGCCGGACACAGCCGCGAGAAGGGTAGAGGCAACAATCTCGTCCAGCTTGACCGCCATAGCGCGGGCTCGCTGAGCAATCAGGTTGCTCATCAGGTCAATGCCCTGCTTGGTCTGGAGCTGGTGCAGAGCATCGACTTCGATGTTGAAGGACGAACCCTTAGCAACTCGCATGTCGATGTACTGGAGCGAAGCGTGGTCGGCCGCGCCGATCGCGCCGTACGCCGGCACGAGGCCCTTGTCGAGAACCTGATCGTTGACGAAGTGCGGGATGTGGACGACATCGCCCTCACGCCGGAACTCGCCCTCGTACTGTCGGTTCGTGAATCGAGCGGACGCGAGGACAAGCTCCTCTTCGAGATCCTGGAGAAGTTCCGCGGTCCAGATCTCGGGAATGAAAGTGGTACCGGAGTTAGCCTGAAGACCAGTCTTGGTCTGAGTGTTAAATCCTGCCATGTGTTACCTCACTGGATAGGTCAGATTTCACCCCTGAGAAGCGCGTCAAGGCGGCCGTCCTGGCGGGCCTTGTTGATTTCCGCGGGGGTCATGTTGGAGAGATCAGCTCGGGTGAGCTGGTTAGCGCCGGGAGATCCCTGGCGGCCAAGACCGATGTCCTGGCGAAAAGCGGGAGAGGATTCCCGCTTCGGGAGCGACGACACGAACTCAGAAAGCGCGTCGGCATTGACCTGTCCGTCAGAGACGAACCGGGACATGTTGAGGAAGTCAGCCGGGGGAAGGTCCACCCCGGCATTCGCGGCCAGAGCGCGAAGCTCGGCCTCAGCAAGTCGAGTGCCAACCTCGGAGAGTGCGGAATTGCGACCCTCAGCCCTTGCGGCCTCAAGCGCCTTTTCCGTGTCCGTCATGGTCTGCTGCTTGAACGTGTCTCGCTCAGCAGACGCGTCCTTCCACCGCTGCTCATTCGTGCGGGAAAGGGACTTCCACTTGTCGACTTCGGCCTGAAGGCTTTCGAGAGTCGGGGTCTGCTGCTGGGACGTGTCGGTCGACTGTCCCGCTTCGGCGCCCGTGGAAGTGCTCTGGTTGTCGTCACTCATTGATCCACCCATCCATTTCGGTGCTCGGGCATAAAAAAAGGCCGCCATTTCGGCAGCCGTCGTAATGCGTTGTTGAGGTTAGGCCGGGTTCTGTTTCCGGGCCTGATTGCCGCTGTTGCCCTGCGGCGGCTTCTGTGCCGTCTGCTGGGCCTTCTGCGACATGCCGGGAGGTCCGGCAGGCTTATCGCCGGGCTTGTCGCCGGCAGGGTCCTGCTGCATCGGCATGGGGTACTTCTTCGCCAGTTCCATTGCGGATTTGGCGTCGGCTTCCCTCATGTCTGCAAAGCGGGATATCTGCTGCGGCGTGTAGCCGGCATCGGAGAGGAGTTGGTCTCTCGGGACACCGATCATCTGAAGCTTCAGAAGGGCGTCCATGTGCTGTGCTTCGGTGCGGTTCTCGGGGTCCTTCCAGATGGTCTCTGCGGACCACGCTTCCGAGCGGGCATCGCCCATGACTGCGAAGCAGAGCCGCATGACCTGTTCCCAGGCTTCTCCGAAGTGGAGCATTCGCTCTCGGGTCTTGGCTATGAGACCGGCCTCCGCCGCGGTGATGGACTCACCGGAAGGAATCTGTCCACCACCATTGATGAAGTAGTGGAAGGGGATTCTGGAGATCGAGGCCATGTGCTGAACAAGCATCTCGATCAGAACCACGTAATTGCTCAGGTTGGCGGCCTCGAACTGGCCGAACTTGGCGTTTGGATCTTCCGCCTGCAACAGTTTGTCCACTGCGACCTTGAACGGCTCGACGGGGTTACCGTGGTCGTCCTCAACGATTTCCAGGCCGGTGACGTACCGCTGGGGCCAGGCCGCGTACTCGGACGCCACCAGGGCGTCAGCAACCGTCTTGTTGATGGCGTCCTGAATCGGAACGACCACGTGAAGGTCTGAGACCGGATCACGGAGAAGACGGGACCTGTTCGTGATGGGAACCACCGGAACGACACCCAGAGGATTCTTCGAAACCTCCTTAGCCTCCCATGAGTACGAGCCCTTGGCGAACGTGTAAACGCCCTCGGGGAGCCACAGCGTTACCCACTGCCGTCCCCAATCGTCGTAGTAGAACTTGGCTGCGGCGTCGATCTCTCGACGGCTACCAGGCTTGTACTGGACGATGAAGTTCTCGGCGGACTCAATCGTGATGGTGGGCTTGCCCTGCTTATCAGCCCACACGACCGCATAGCTAACGCCCTGAATCATCGCGTCGAGCATTGCGGCATTCGACTCGGAATCCATCGCGTTGCGCTGCCAAATGTCCCGAGCGTCCTTGTCCGCGTCAGGCTCGTCCGTCATCCGGAAGCCGTCGACATACAGGCGCTCGTTAACCGAGTCCACGATCATTCCGCAGAAGTTGTCCCTCCACGTGTCGAACGTGGAATGGAACTGATCGAAGTGGCGGACCTGAGCGAACATGAGCCGCTGGTGATAGCCGTCGTAGTACTGGCCGTAGATCTGGTAGGTAGCCTTGCGTCGAGCAAGCTTGGAGAACAGCCAGTCGAGCCACTGTTCCGGGGTGGCCGGCGCCAGACCCGCGGGCACTTCATTTGGCGAAGTGTCGATGCTGAGAACGCTCAAAATCCAACCACCCTAGCTCTACGTCGTTTAAGCCGCCCATCCGCGATGGCGTCAGCCCTCGCCTCGAATGCGAGAACTGCACACACCGCAAGGTCGATCTTCTTTTTGGACCTCGGAGAGTCCTTGGTAATGAGAAAGCCCTGAGGCACTTCCCGAACCACGGCATTCAGCACGTGGCGGGTAAGGTCGTCGTCTCCGTCGTGCAGAACGTCACGGACCATCGCAGCGGTACGGAATCGCTCGACTGCCTGAACCATGCGAGTAGGTTTGTTGGTCCAGAACTCGAATACGAAGTCGTCGCCCCATTCGAGAGCCCAACGGCCGATGTTCTCTTGCCAGTAAGGCGGGTCGGCATACATCCACTCAACCCGGTACGTCTCGAAGGCCCGCTTAACAGCGGCCTCAACAGAGAGAACGTCGACTTCCCAGTCAGGTTGGTTAGGGTCCCGTGGGTTCTCCCACACGCCGATGACGAACAGCTTCCCGTCCCTGAGTCGGCACCCGACAAGGCCCGTCGCGTCACCGCGGATCGAGCCGTCAAAGCCAATGGCTATCTGATCGCCGGGCTTGATGGGATCGCCCTCGTTGAAGCATGTGTCCCATTCAGACTTAGACATCCAGCCGTCAGAAGACTCGGCAATGGTGTTGAAGAAGAAGCGCAGGTATGTCGAATCAGGCGTCGTACGGTCGTGGAGGATCGTTCGAGTCAGGCCGGGAATGTCAGCCCAAGTCGCGTCGCCGTATGCCTGTATGAGGGCCTGGCTGACCTTCTCTGCGTCCCGCAGCTCGTCTTGCTCGATCAGGCCCTCGATGCAGTCGTACAGCCAGTAGCCCGCACGGACCATCTCTGACTCGTGGATCTGCTGAGCGACCGAGTCCTCATTGGGGTTGTAGGCGTTGGTCGTTGTGACCCAACGCGAACCGGCAGAGGTCGTCTTCTCGATGTTTCGCTTGATGGTCTGGTAGAAGTCTGGGCCGCCATTCGAGCCCACCCAGTGATGGACCTCATCCATCAGGGCAAAGGTCGGGCGGTTACCCTCGTTGGTTCGGCCGGCAGTCGCCTTCGGCTTGATGGAGCCGGGCTTACCAGACTTGAACTGGACAACGGCCTTACCGATGTCGAGGTTGAACTCCTTCTCGGCTGGAGACTCCGAGAGCATTCCTCGGATCATCTCTAGCGTCTGCTCGGTCTGGTCGTACGCCGTGGCGCCGATCTGGACCGTAGGCAGCGGAACCCGCTTGGCTACCGGGAGACCAAACGCGTTGAAGTGGCTGAACCTGCAAGGTCCGATGAACTCGACAATGGCCATGGACGCCAACAGAGGCGTCTTACCCCAGCCCTTGGCTCGTCGTAGGGTGCCAGCGGAGAACTTCCATGTGCCATCGGGGTTGATGGCGTAGAACCACAAAACGAAGCGGAGCTGTTCCTTAGTGAACTGCCAAGGCTCACCAGCTCGTTCGCCATCAGGCTGGACAATGTATTTCTGAGCCCAGCGGATGATTTCGTATCCGAGCGTTTCCTTGGGGGAGGGAACTCCCTCGGGCAGATTGCCAGTCTGCAAGGGCGTTCACCTCTATTCAGTCATTCAGGAGTCGAAACAGCTCCTCATCCAGATCAGTCGTGGTGGCCTCAGTGCCGGCCGTCTCTTCGGCCTGGTCCTGGTCCTGGTCGTCCTCAACGGACATGCGCAAGCGGGCGCGGTCCTCGACCGTGGCGCCCCACTTGGAAACCCTCTGCCGGATCTCGCCGGCAACCTTGGTGTCGCCCTGATAGAAGGTGTCCACCAACTTTGTGGTGATCTCCAGCTCTGCCCAGTCGGTTTCAATCCACTTGCCGGCCTGCGGCGAGGTGGCCCACGTCTTCCAGAACCTCTTGGCTCCTGCGGTCTTGATGCCGAGGCCAGGAGGGAGGGCACGGCCCTCGGTGGTCGAGCTGCTGAGCGACTGTGCGTGCTCGTGCTTGTTGCGCCTCTGCGCGTTTTCCTTCGGCTGGGGTCCTCTGGTCACGGGAGTCTCACCGCCTCGGGGTCGAGCCCGTAGAGGTCCCCCAGCTCGTCCAGCTCGAACAGCGCGTCCTGACGCCACCCGGACCGCTCCTGTGCCTTGGTCGGCCGCCGCACGGGCGTGGCCGGCGCACAGAAGTCGTAGGGGCAGTCAGGGCATGCACCGCGGCAGGCAGACATGGGGGAACCTCCGGAAGGAATGAATTAGATGCGGAACGGCTGGATCGTCAGCTCGGCGTTGTCCACGTCGACGTGGAGGATCGGGCCGTAGTCGGCCACTGCGTACGGACCGAAGATCTGCGAGGCACCCGCCGCGAGGGTCTTGGTTCGAGGTGCCGGCGCGAAGCCGTCCACCGTGCGATCCAGATGGACCGAGAACGTGTGGGACGTGGCACCCGTGTTCTTGACGAGCAGGATCGTGGAACCGCTGTTGACCACAGAGTTGAAGTTCACTGCGTCACCGGGGACCGCAGCCGGAACGCTGACTCCCGTTCGGTCGGACGTGGTTACCGGGATCGCTACACGCGCAGCCATATGGCCTCCTGGGTTCTAAGGAATGAAAAAACCCGGCCCTCAAGGGACCGGGTGGGTTATTTGCTTAGCTATGGCCACGTTCGGTGTATGTCTTCCGTTTGTGGCAGGTCCGACATAGAACCCAAAGGTTGTCCAGCTCCCACGAACCACCGCGGGCTACCGGGACGATGTGATCCACCTCAAGGTGCTCCCTCGCCCCGCACTGCTGGCAGGTGAACCGGTCTCTGGCAAGGGTTCTGGCCCTACGCCGAGACCAGTCAGAGGGCCTCGAAGCATTTCGAGCAGACGCTCTATCCCAGCTCTTCCGGAGCTGGTGTTCTCCGCAGCGACCGTCTCTCACGGTCGGGGTGAGGCAGCCCGTGTTCAGGCAGATGCTCTTGGCCCTGGGCATGTCCCTCCCTGAGGTCTGAGGCCCCGGCCGGGTTCTGGTCTGGCAGCCGGGGCCGTCTCCCGGACGGCTCATCTGGAGCGGGTCACGCTCAACAGAGGGTCAACAGGAGATGCTTATGAGATCTATAAGTATGACTTTTTAAAGTCTGTCTACAGCCAAGTAGACAAGAACTTCTTAACGCTCTCTAACACTGTGTCTTGGTCGTTCGTTCGCTCGTTTCACTCGCTCTCTCACTAAGGATGTCGGTGTCAAAGCTGTTGGTCTGTGACGCGAGTTGGGGGAAGTGAGATCGAGGTCACACTCTCAAGGTGTGACGTTGCTCCGTCCCAGGTCGCTTGGCAGGTAGGGCTTGAAAGTGTGGCGGCGAAGGCTGTAGCTTGTCTCAAGATCGCAGCACCCATGCCCACCAGTGATGAAACCGAACTCACTGACCGCCCAGTGACGAAACCACACTGACAGGACTCGGAAAAGATGACGAAACTGCCGGACAACCCGGAGCTATTGAAGCTCTACAGGAACGGATTTTCCGATAAGGAAATTGCCGTGCAGTTCGACGTCACCGTTCAGGCTGTCAATTTGCGACTTCAGCAAATGGGCATTAAGCGTGCGCCTTTCCGGACTGTGGCAAAGGAAATACTCGAAGCCGCGTGGCCTTCGATAGAGACACGACGGGGTGAATTTATTCACCTGAATCGTGCGCGTGATCTCTATGCATTCCTGCGTCGGCAACTCGGAGACCCTGCGCTCACTAAAAATCAGCGCACTGCCGCAGAACGATTCGATCGTCTGATCAGGTCGCAGAATGCCGTTATGGACCTCCAGCCTGACGCCCCAGGCGGACCGTGGGTTCTCCTGCCTCGCAAGCCCTCAGACGGGCGTATGGTCATCCGCTGGCCCGAGGGCCGCGATCTGCCCAAGGGGGAGCTTCGGGCCGCACTGGACCTCCCGGACGAGCCCGAGGATTAGACTTCGTCCAACTCCCCGCGCGTAGATTGACTTGGACCTCCCACACCGAAGGTGGCGGGAGGTTTTTTCATGTCCGAAGGCCCGTTCGGCATTACCGTACGGGCGTTGTTGCATCTTGTACTTTTAAACTTCCTTGACTGATCACGCACTGTAGTCACAAGCGGAAGCTACTCATCCGTAGGTGTCCGTACTGCCCGATTGGTGCCAACCTTGATCGCCCAGTGTCACAGTTTCAAGATCAGTAAGACGGTTGTATGTGACACCGAACACGTTTTGGTGTCTCACCTGCGGAAACTCGGGGTTTTAACGCGTTCCTAACCTTGCTACGTTGATTCACAGGAGCTTCACAACGGCTCCCTACACGTGACGGACAGGACCCCCGCAGGGGGTTGGGGCTTGGGGAGCGTTATGACGCTTGAGCTGGGAGTCGAGGACTCTGGTGCGATCCCGAAGGCGGTCCTGGGTAGCCAAATACCTCATGTGCGCGACAAGGAAGATGTGCCGCATGAACACGCCATCCCGGACTTCTACGGACTCCAGCGCGGTTCCACTCTCAGTGAGTTCGTGGCAGCCGTAGAGAGGGAGCAGGCTCTCCGCAAGGAGCTGCGCGACCTGATCGCCACGTGCACGGACATGGGCTGCATGGAGGACGACGAAGCGTTCGGACTTCTGCTCCTTCACACGCAGGCCAAGCCTGCTGGAGCGTCTAGCTATGTAGTCGAGTACCTGGACGTGATCATGTCCGATCAGATGGGCGAGGAGGGGCACACCCGTCTCACGAGCATCCGCGACCGGTTGGTGGCGGCCGGGAACGCCATCGATGTGGAGCGACTGAGCTTCGATCGACCCCACCCCGAACTCGACGGCAGTAGTTCATTCAAGATCATTCGATTTGCGAGGCGCATTTGAGCATTGAGACGCAGCCGAGAAGTGTCAGTCAGGTAGAGCAGTACGAGAAGTGTGCATGGCGCTTCTACCTCCAGCGGGTAGAGCGCGTGGTCCCCAGGCCCGCGGCTTGGAGCCACCACGGGACGGCCTTTCACAGCGCCGCTGAGGCGTTCGAGAGGTCGTCTCGTGCGTTGGGGGCCGAAGAGGTCGCAGAGGTCTTCCACGACGAGTACACGGCCTTGACGAACGAGGCTCTGGAGAAGGAGCCCAACACTGACGTGTGGCTGGCTGCGGGCCGCTACACGGGCGGAGAGGACATCGAGCGCCGCTACTTCCTGGGGCTGGAGCACACGCGGGCCTACGTCGAGTGGAGCCTGAACAACGAGCCAGCCATCTGGAAGCAGATGGACGGGACGCCGGCACTGGAGCTGTCCTTCATGGTCGAGCTGGGCGGCATCAAGGTGCGCGGCTTCATCGACCAGGCCCTCAATGAGGGTGAGGGGACTGTGAGGGTCCGGGACCTCAAGACAGGCAGCATGAAGAGCAAGTTTCAGTTGCAGTCGTACTCCGTGGCGATGCGGCAGCAGTGGGGCGTGAACGTCGAGCTGGCTGACTGGTACCTCGCCAAGACGGGCAAGCTGTCCCGGCCGGTGAAGGTGTCCGAGGTATCTGAGGACGAGATCGGGCAGCGGTATGCCGACATGGACGCCCAGGTGAAGGCCGGCAACTTCCCGGCGAACCCTGGATTCGACTGCCGGTTCTGCGACGTGTCGCACGCGTGCATATTTTTTTCGGACAGAACTTGAAACTGCGACGCGGGCCCTGTATCTATGGAAGTAGGGAAAGGAGCACGACATCAATAGCTGGCACCACGCAGTTTCAGCGGCCCGCAAATGGGGCGGCGAACCTGAGTTGTACTTGCCGATAGAAGAGTTCATCGACTCCTCGAAGAAGATCCTGGGCGATGTCCGCCACCGGTCCATCTATCACCACACGGAAGGCGTGTGGCTGGTACAGCGCATCTTCGGAAACACGATTGACGTGCCGAAGGGCGATCGGATTGTGAAGGTGCCGACTCGGCTGATTGCTGAGCGGCACATTCTTGAAGACCTGGGCTGGCTCCCTTCGCCGGCCGACTACATCAAGGGAATGCCTGTCGAGGGCTGGATGTCCGGCTCTAAGCGTAAGGAAGTCCCCTTGGCCACCCTTCTCCTCAGCCAGCCTGGAGCCGCTGAATGACCAACCTTGTGAAGTCGAACTTTCTCGGTATGCCTGTCTCGGGTGAGCTGCGCGAGGGCTCCTCTCGCGTGGACCAGAAGCCCGTTGAGGACCTGGCCCCGCTCCTTCAAGCCCTCCTGAACGACCCGACCATCACTGAGTTCGGGTGGACCCAGTACACGCCCTATTTCAACGATGGCGATGTCTGTGAGTTCAGCGTCGGTGAGATCTGGGTTCGCACCACTGAAGAGGTGGACAACGAGAAGCGCGAGTACGACGACTACGACCTCTCCCTCTGGAACCATCCGAGCCTTGGCCACGGCGTATACGACTACGTAGGCGAAGGGTGGGAGAGTCAGTACGTCGAGGTCGGTTACGAGGGGACGGACGAGAAGCGCTATCGGCGCGTCAAGGCCCTCAACGAGGCCATCACCAGCGGGCAATACGAGTCGGCCCTTCTCAACGCCTTCGGGGATCACGCCCTGGTGACCGTCCGGAAGGACGGCATCGAGGTTGAGTTCTACGAGCACGACTAAGGAGAACCCCCATCTACAGCCTTCCACAGTCGGTGTTGGTCAAGGGAGCGGCAGGGGAACCGCTCCCTTCTCCATTTGTGGGCCTGGCTCGTCATGAGGTCGAGTTCCGGCGCGGTGAGTTCTCGCTCGTCGCTGCCGGACCCGGCACAGGCAAGTCACTGTTCGCCCTGAACCTGGCGCTGTACGGGAACATCCCGGTGATGTACTACAGCGCCGACAGCAACGCCGCTACCCAGCTCACCAGGGCCACGGCCATCCTCACGGGCGACAACGTGAGGGACGTGAAGAGCCGGCTCCTGAAGGACGAGTTCGGGGAGTACCTGAAGTACCTCGCGAAGCGGTGGTGGATCAGGTTCAACTACGAGGCTCGACCCACGCTCATGACGATTGAGCGTGACCTCAAGGCATACCGCGAAGTGTTCGGCATATTCCCGCACTTGATCGTGGTGGACAACATCACCAACGTGGCCGGCGACGCCGCGAACGACAGCGCGGAGTCCTTCACCTTCGGCTTGGAAGCCATGTGCGAGTACATGTCTGACATGGCTCGGGTCACCGGCGCCCATGTCCTGTCCCTGCACCACGTAACGGGCGAGTACTCCGATGGTCTCCAGCCCATCCCGCTCTCGGGCGTGAAGGGCAAGATCGGCCGTGTCCCGAATGTGATTCTGACGATCCATAAGGAAATCGACGGCATGGACGGGAGAATCCTCCACGTCTCCCCGGTCAAGAACCGGGAAGGTTTCGAGGACTCATCTGGACAAACCTTCTCGTCCTACGAGTTCAACAAGGTGAACATGCAGCTCACGGACGTGGCAGGCGGCCTCTAAGTAATCTACGTCACACGGAATCGAGGCTTCCGAAACTTGAAACTGCGACGCCCGCGATCTATGTTGGTAATAGGGAAAGGGGAGGGGAAATGAACCGAACTTGCGGATACGACCTCAAGCGCGAAATCGTGGATGTTCTTCTCAATGAGAACCCGCAGATCTCGGGCAATCAGATTCAGAAGGCCGGTGGGGGTGTAGTCGCTCTCGTTCTCACAGTTGAGAATGCGAAGCGAATGCGGGTCTACCGTCTGGCGAAGGAACTGAAGTTCCACACTCGCTACAGCGCCGCTCAGGTCGTCGCAGTGTCGATGCCGACCGAATCCGGGCCGGCATGGGAAGTCCTCCCCCTATCTCATCTCCAGAGCCTTGCCGATGAGGCTGTCTCCCTCAAGAACCAGCTCAAGCTTGAGGCGGCTCTGAGGCCGCGTGTCTAAACCTCGTGCCGGATACCGGCAGTGCACGCGATGTCAGAAAAACCGTGCGGAGAAATTCTTCACCCCGAAGGGTCGGGTGTGCTCGACCTGTAGGAAGTCGACTCGAAGGGCTGCGTCACACGAATCCCGTGTGACCAACACCTACGGTCTAGCGGCTGGGGAATATCAGGCCCTCTTCGAGTACCAAGGCAAGGTCTGTGCCATCTGCACGGAGCCGAGGCGATACCGGCTCGACGTAGACCACGACCACAAAACCGGCCTCGTACGCGGACTCACCTGCCGGGCCTGTAACCGGAAGATCCTCCCGTACGCCAAGGACAATCCCGCAATTCTGCGCAATGCAGCCGCTTACCTAGAAGACCCTCCAGCGTCCCGATTGCTTGGGCCGCGGTACCACGTGGATAACCGAGAGGCAGACGATGTCTGAGGCGAGCATCAAGTTCGACTACCGCAAGTGGCGTGGTGAGAAGGAATACATGGGCTGCGCGAACCGCCAGTACAACTTTCCCGTTCACGTGAGGCGGATCGGTGACCAGCCGGCAACCGCAAGCGGTCGTTAGGCCGCCAATTGCTGAGGTGCTGAAGCACTACTACTCAATAGACGTGAAAGAGCGGGCAGGGTGGTCCAAGATCCCCTGCCCGCTTCACGTGGACGAGAATCCCAGCGCCTCAGTGAACACAGAGAAGCAGCGATGGAACTGTTTCGTCTGCGATGTCTCTGAAGACTCGATAGACGTTGTAATGCGAGAGGAAGGACTTGGCTTCCGAAAAGCTCAGCTCTGGGCACATGAACGGTTCGGTGGAGGCGGCTCGGACGTACTTCCAGCAGTTCAAGGGGAGTCCGGCCGAGGAGTACATCAAGGCTCGCGGCCTGGGAGACGTGGCCGAGAAGTTCCGCCTCGGATACGTCGGTTCGGCGCTGACTGGTCATGAGCAGCGAACGGGAATGCTGGTTCTCCCGTATCTGCGGCCGGCAGGCGGACCCCATGGCGTCGCCACCGTGCGATTCAGGTGTATCGCTGACGAATGCGTGAAGGACGAGGCAGGTAACTACTTCGCCCCCACCCGCAAGGAAAACCACGACAGTCACAAGAAGTGGTACGGGAAGTACTGGGGTCTCCCCGGTGACGCGCCCCGGCTCTTCAACACGACGGCTCTCATCACCGAAACCCCGTTCATCGTCGTCACCGAAGGCGAGTTCGACGCAGCGGTCTGGGAATCCGTTGGGGTGCCGGCCATCGCCTATCAGGGCACCGGCGCATGGCGAGACCACTTCATCCCGCCCCTGATCGGATTCGAGACCGTTTACGTGATCGCTGACGGAGACGAGCCGGGAATCAAGGCGGCCGAGAAGCTTGCCGCCCTTCTCCCCAATGCCAAGGTCATCGTCTTCACCGATGGCCACGACACCAATTCATTCCTTCATGAGTACGGGGCTGCTGCCCTGCGAGAAAGGATCGGCCTGTGAAGTCGAAGTGGAAGCCCGGAACGCGAGTCCGGGTGAAGGCCACCCTGAAGGACGGGACGGCCGGCCTCACGGGAACGGTCGAGGCCGTGAACTATGCCCAGGTCGAGGAGGCCACCTCGGTTCTTCTGGACAACCCTGACGGCGGATTCGATGCCCTGGGCGCGTTCTTCGAGGATGACGAGCTGGAGGCCGAGTGAGCTTCGAGCTTGGGCAGATCGTCTCCATCTCCCGCCCCTCCACGATCTACACGCGGCAGTTCAAGGGCGAGCGGGCTGTCATCACGAACCTCCACGAGGGCGACCCCTTCCCCTACGAGGTGACGTTCGCGAGTGGTATCTCCCTCGCCTTTGCCGGGGACGAGCTGTCGTCACTGGGCGGCGACGAGAAGCCGGACGACGAGGTGAATCACCCGTCGCATTACACCTGGCTCCCCAACGGCGTCGAGGTCATCGACATCACGGAGCTTTTCAACTTCACCCTTGGCAACGCGCTGAAGTACATCATGCGCGCCGGCCACAAGCACGACGAGCCGCTTACGGACCTGCGTAAGGCGGCCTGGTACATCAACCGCGAGATAGAGCGTCTGGAGAATGCGTGAAGCGCGTTGTAGTCGTATCCGACGTTCAGGCGCCTTTCGAGGACAAGAGGGCTCTCAAGAACGTCATCCAGTTCATCGGGGAGTATCAGCCGGACGAGGTTATCCAGATCGGGGACCTGGTGGACCACCCGGCCCCGTCCCGTTGGTCCGCGGGGACCAGGGCGGAGTTCGAGGGCAACGTGATCAAGGATTCCGAGTACGTCAAGGCGTACTTCCTTGAGCCCCTGCGGGACGTTTACAGCGGCCCCGTGGGAATCCTGGAAGGAAATCACGACGAGCGCCCCCAGAAGTACCTTGCGAGCCGGGCGCCGGCACTTGCAGCACAGGACTCGTTCTATCGCTTTGAGAATTTGTTGGACTTCGAGTCCTACGACGTTCGGAAGCTTCAGCCTTACTACAACTTCGCGCCAGGCTGGGTAGCGATTCACGGGCACGAGTCGCCCGGCCTGAATCAAGTGCCCGGTGCCACGGCCCGGCTCAAGGCCGTGAAAGCGGGTGTCTCGGTCGTCATGGGCCACACTCACCGCCTGGCGGTCTCGCCTCACACAACGGGCCATAACGGGAAGCTGAAGACCATCTACGGGTTCGAGGTCGGGCATCTCATGGACGTGAAGAAGGCCGGATACCTGAAGAACGGACCCGCTAACTGGCAAAAGGGCTTCGGCCTCTTCTATGTCGGTAAGTATGGCGCCACTCCTCAGGCCATTCCGGTTGAGGATGACGGCTCTTTTGTCGTGGAAGGTGTGCGGTACGGGGAGATCAAGCGTGGGCCTCGGGGCCAGTTCGCGCAAAAGGGAAAGAGTGAATGACGGACATCATCAACTGGGAGCCGCTTACGGCCCTTGCAGAGAAGATCGCATACGAGATCGCGGGTAAGTGGCAGATCGTTGAGCCTGACGACGTGAAGCAGGAAATCATGCTCCACGCGGTGAAAGAGCAGCACATCGTCTCTCAGTACCAGGGCAATGAGGAAGTTCTCCGGAAGATCTTCTACACCGCAGGCCGGCGCTATGCCGCCAAGGAGCGGGCGTATCTGGATTTGATGGATGACCAGTACTTCTATACCCCTGACGAGGTGCGGGGGGTGATGCGGTCGTTCGTCTACACAGACGCCGAGGTGTCTGACCAGATCGGCAAGAAGGACGACCTGACCCGTTGTGTCATAACGGACAACATCCTCTCTGCCCGGATGGACGCCGAGAAGGCCATCAAGCGCGTTAACCGTGATTACCAAGAGGCGATCATGCGGCTGTTCGTCTATGGCCTTTCGCCCGTGAACGAGACCGATCGCAAGCGGGGATATCGAGCGATCGACGCTCTCACCGCTGAGATGAACCGAAACATACGAACAGGACGGTAAGACCCTGACTGACTGGAAGACCCCCACTGCTAAGACTGTCTATGAGCGCACCTACCGGCGAGAGAAGCCGGACGGGACGTTGGAGACCTGGCCTGAGACCGTGCGGCGCGTGGTCGCCGGCAACGTGGCCCTTGTCGATGAGAGGTACATCGAGCCGGGTGAGGCTGAGCGCCTGGTCGAGCTGATCGAGTCCTGGAAGGTGATGCCCGCGGGGCGTCATCTGAAGTCGAGCGGCGTCAACGATTACGCGCTCAACAACTGTTGGGCTGCGGGCTGGTACCCCGAGTACCCTGAGGAACACTTCACGTTCACGCTGCTGCGGCTCGCAGAGGGCGGAGGCGTCGGAGCCAACTACAGCAACCACTACCTCAGTGAGTTCCCGGACATCGTGAGCCCGGTGAAGGTGCACATCGTGTGCGACCCGAGCCACCCTGACTTCGAGGAGATGGCTGAGGCTGGTCTGATCTCCACGGAGTACAGCCACACGTGGGCCGGCGCCTACGGCGTGGAGGACTCCCGAGAGGGTTGGGCGGAGGCCCTGGGCGATCTCATCCGGACTGCCCACGATTCCAAGACCCGGCACCAGGACCGCGTGTATGACGTGTCCCGAGTCCGGTTCAAGGGCGCCCCGCTGCGATCCTTCGGCGGGACCGCTTCGGGTCCGCTGCCGTTCGCTGAGATGTTGGTGAACGTCGGCAAGATCCTGACTCGCGCTGTGTTCGGGCCTGTTATGTGGGCTCCGCTTGACGGCATGTCTGCCATGGAGATCGATCACGAGATCGCCCGGTGCATCGTCTCCGGTGGTGTCCGTCGCTCCGCTCGCATGTCCATCATGCGATGGGACGACCCGCAGATTGACGAGTTCCTGGCCTGCAAGGCGGACCAGTCTCGGCACTGGACAACGAACATATCGATCGAGGTAGATGACTCCTTCATTGAGGCGGTACACGACGGGCACATAGGTGCTCAGCTCGTACTCAACCAGCTCGCTGAGTCTGCCCTGACCAACGGGGAGCCTGGCTTCTGGAACTCGTCTCTGAGCGCCGTTGGCGAGGTTGATGGGGTCTACACCACCAACCCATGCGGGGAGGCTTTGCTGACGCCTGCCGAGCCGTGCAACCTCGGTTCGGTCAACCTCGGGGCGTTCGTGGACTACGACGGCAACGTCGACACGGGCGGGCTGTTGGAAGCTCACCGCCTGGTGACCCGGTACCTGATCCGGGCCACGTGTGCGGGGGTGGCCGATCCCAAGTCCGCGGTGGCCATTGCTCGTTACCGGCGTATCGGTGTTGGTCACTTGGGCTTTGCCGATTTCCTGGCCAAGGCCGGGCTTCGATACAGCGAGGCGGCCGAGAGTTGGCAGGTTCAGCAGACGCTCAAGCTGCTGGCCGAAGAGGTGGACGCCGCTGCCGTTGAGTACTCGAACACCATGCGTATCCCTGTCCCGATCAAGAAGCGGGTCATCGCCCCCACGGGGACGATTTCCAAGGTGGCTGGTGTATCTGGAGAGGCGGCTCATGCTCCTTTCAGCGATTACTTCCTTCGTCGTATCCGGTTTTCTATGGTGGAGCCGGAAGAGGTCCGACAGGTGGAGGAGTACCGGAACAAGGGATACAAGGTCGAGCCGTGCATCTACGCGGCGAACACGATGGTGGTAGAGATCCCGACCAGGGACCCGCTTGTCAGTGAGGTCATGGACCCGTCCGTGATCGAGCACGTCGGCATGTTGTCCCTTGAGGACATGCTGTCGGTTCAGGCCCTCTACCAGGAGTATTGGGCTGACCAGGCGGTGAGTTACACGGCCTCCGTCGACCCTGAGCGGTACACCGTGGATGACGTGGCCCGCATCCTGCTGGAGTTCATGCCCCGGCTGAAGGGCTCCACGATCTTCCCCGAGCTGTCTCGGGACCAGGCTCCGTACGAGCGGATCACGCGAGAGCAGTACATCGTGATGGCTGCCCGTGTCGGCATCGAGACCGAAGACACCGGTTTTGATGAGATTTGCGCCAGTGGTGCCTGCCCTATCTGAGTAATGCAAGTGAAAGCCGTCACAGCGGCTAAAACTTGAAACTGCGACACCAGTACCGCACTATGGAAATAGAGGAAGAGGTTCCGAGTGAGCTATCCGGACCCGTTTGACGAGCGATCCCCTTGGGATGAGGCCCCTGAAGCACCGACGAAGGAGAACAAGCCTGTGACCACTGCTGCCCCTGAAGGTCCCGCACCTTTCAAGATCGGATTCACTCTCAAGGCCGGAAATGGCTTTGACGCTGAATGGCTCACCCCCGCCGTCTACGGCCACAGCGCAGAGGACACCGCCCGTCGCGGCGCCGAGCTGCTGACCGCGATGAAGAACGAGGGTCTGATCGACCTCACTTCGAAGGCCGCGGAGTACACCCGCAGCCAGTACAAGGGCAGCGGTGCCAACCCTGGGGGCGGTGGCGCCCCGAAGCGATTCAACGGCGGCAAGGTCGAGCAGCGCGGCGGCGGAGGGTCGGCGCCGCAGGTGGCCGGCGACGACTGCCCTCACGGTCGCTCTCTCGTCTCGAAGTCCAATTGGTCGGCTCTGTTCTGCCAGGCCGAAGACAAGGGTTCGCAGTGCGAGCCGCTGTGGAAGCAGAAGGACGGCAGCTTCAAGGCCAACAAGTAACACCGCACGCTGTTGATGGGGAGCCGGGTTCGGCCTGGCTCCCCTTTTGCATGGGAGAAACATGGAATTCCGGTCTGCCGTGGGTGTCAGTCTCATCAAGTCAGATGCCTATGACCACGACGTGACGATGGCTGCTCGTGTCTCAACCCTTGGCGCTGAATCGGCCGACTTTGACGCTGACCTTCCCGTTGAGGGCCTGATCAACTTCCTCATGCGCGACCGTCACGGATCGCCTTTCGAGCACACCAGCTTCACTTTCTTGATCGAGGCGCCCATTTTCGTAGCGCGTGAATTCATGCGCCACAGGGCCGGATGGTCTTACAACGAAGAGTCCGGAAGGTATAAGGAGCTGGAGCCTGTCTTCTACAAGCCCGCGGATGGTCGTCCACTGCGGCAGGTTGGGAAGCCGGGCAAGTACCAGTTCGTTGCTGGCGACTACAAGCAGCAGCGAGCCGTAAGCGGTGACATTGAGCGAATCAGTACCGAGGCATACAGCGCTTACAAGCGGCTGCTGGATCTCGGTGTTGCCCGCGAGGTGGCCCGAATGGTGTTGCCGGTGAACATCTTCACCAGCTTCTACGCGACCTGTAACTCACGCTCGCTCATGCACTTCCTTAGTCTCCGTACGCAGCGGGAGAATGCGCGATTCGCGTCCTTCCCACAGCAGGAAATCAGGATGGTCGCAGACCAGATGGAGGCCATCTTCTCGGCCTACATGCCGCTTACTCATGCCGCATACGAGAAGCACGGAAGGATTGCCCCGTAGTGAAGCACCTTGCTGCCGCATTTCTGCTGATCACCCTCACCCTGGGTTTCATCGCCACCAGGGCTTATGCGCCCTGTTCGGTCTGGAACCTCTCGAACGCAAGTGACGTACCGGCGCGGTGCGTCATGCACCGATAAGGAGCCCTCTTGCCAATCATCTACTTCTTCACTGGCATGGCGGCGATGTACTTCATCCTCGCCCTCGCTGCGGCGGCGCGAGATGGCCGCTAAGACTCTGTTCCACGACGAAATCCAAGTCATCGGCTGGGAGAACGGCGGGGTTTCCGTCGTCTGTAAGCACTGTGATTTTGAGCTGGGCGGCGGTGGTTGTGACTGCTGCTCTGACAACGAAGTGACCTTGGCTGATCTGTTGAGGGCTGCCGAAGTAGAGCACGACTGCGAGGAGCAGGAATGAGCAAGGAAAAGGTCCGCGTCACTGTCGTCATGGAGTACGAGCCGGAAATGGCTCACTACCCCGGCTGTTCCACGGTGGCTGAGGCCGCCGCTTACGACGAGCGGGAAAACCCGTTCTTCGAGTATCCCGATGCTTACCTCACTGAGGAAGACGTCGTTTCCATCACTTTCGAGGCTGTACCTGCTTAATAGGAGACTGAGTGAAGGTCCTGCACTACAAGATCAAGCGGCAAGAAGTTCGGATCAATGTAGTCGAGGACACCTCTGATCTCCACGCATTCCGGTCGTGGCTGGCCAATAACCCGATTCTCGGCTTCGACACCGAAACCACCGGCTTGGATTGGTGGAATGCCGACCGCGGATTCCGTGTGCGGCTCGTCCAGTTCGGCAATGGCATCGAATCCTGGGTGCTTCCTGTAGAGCTGGGCGAGCCCTTCCAGCGGGCCGCCATTCTGGCCATTCAGAAGGCCGAGCGGCTGATAGCCCACAACGCCATCTTTGATGAGCACGTGGTAGAGGTCGGATTGGGAATCCCGCTTGAGGAGATAGCTCCCAAGACCATCTGCACGAAGATCACGGCTCACCTCGTTGACCCCCGACAGGTCAAGGAAGGTGGCCCCGGCCTGAAATTGGAGGAGCTGACAGCTCACTACATAGACGAGATGGTTGCCCAAGAGGTGAAGGGCAGCATGGTCCAGATTGCTCGGAAGTACAAGACGACCAAAGACAAGATCTGGCCCATAGTCGAGCTGTTTGACGACGACTACAACCTATACGCCGGCATGGACCCCATCTTGGCTTACCGGCTCTTCCATGTGACGTGGCCTTCTGTGAGGGCCAGGAGCAAGGCGAAGGGCCTGTTTAGCTGGGAACACCGTCTCAACCACGTCACGGGCCTCATGGAGCGGTCTGGCTACCTGCTTGATGCGGATTACGCGTCCATGCGCGTGGCCGAGCTGGCTGCCGAAGAGGCTAAGTGGCTTGAGGAGGTTCGCAGGTGGGGTGTCGAGAACGTCAACTCGAATCAGCAGCTCATCACGGCTTTCTTGGGCTTCGGCTTCAAGCTGACCAAGAAGACCAAAAAGGGCAACCTGGCGATGGATGCCGAAGTCTTGGACTCCATCGACCACCCGCTAGCCGAGGCAGTCAAGAAGGCGACCAAGGCAGCTAAGTGGCGGTCCACGTGGTTCGAGAATGCACTCAATGGGAGGGATTCTCAGGGTCGGGTTCATGCGTCGATCAACTCGATTCAGGCCCGCACGGCGCGAATGAGCATCACGGGCAGTGTGCCGGCGCAGACGTTCCCCTCGGGGACTGGCTTTGTCCGCCACATGTTCCTGGCGGACGACGGCCACGTTTCGGTGACTATCGACTTCGCCAATATGGAGCTTCGGTTCCTGGCGGCTATGTCGGAAGATCCGGTCATGGTGGAGGCGTTCCTTAACGGGAAAGACCTGCACCAGATCACCGCGGATGCGGCCGGCGTGCCTCGCAAGGTCGGGAAAATGGGCAACTTCCTGATCGTGTTCGGCGGGGGCTGGAAGGCCCTCATGGAGCAGGCTCACGTATCCGAGGAGATGGCCAGGAAGACTATCGACGCCTTCAACTCCACCTATACATGGGTGGACAAGTTGGCCAAGAAGCTTTCTGGTGAGGCAAAGCGTCAGGGCGGCATTTACACCGTTACTGGCCGCTGGCTTCCGGTGGACCGCAGCCGTGCTTACTCGGCCCTGAACTACTACATTCAAAGCGGATCTCGGGATATTACGGCCCGAGCCATTCTGAATCTCCATGCAGCAGGGTTTACCCCCTGGATGCGGCTCCCTATTCATGACGAGATCGTATTCAGTTTCCCGAAGGATCAGGCAAAGGAACTGACCCGCGAAGCGGCGCGGATCATGGCATTCACCATCCGGGATGTCCTTATTCCGGCAGAGGGTGAGATCGGACATCGGTCCTGGGGGTCGGTACTCGAACTCGAAGACAGCAAGCACTAGGAGGGGCACCTTGAAACTGAGTGAGTTGATTGCTGACGCAGAGCGGACCCTGAAGGAGCGCGGGGACATTCCCGTTGTGGTTCCTGACTCGGGATGCGGCTGTTGTAAGGGCTACGTCTACGACCCGGCTGAGGCCGAAGTCGATACGGAGGCGGAGGCGTATGACGCCTCGTGGAAGGTCGTCAAGTATCCAGTTGTCTACGTCGTGGGCTGAGGAGAGTAACGAATGACTGAGAAACACGAGAACATGAACGAGGCCGATTCCATCATCTCGAATATCGAAGCTCAGATGGCTCTTGCCAACCTGGAGAAGCGCGGTGAGTATGCGGCCGGCATCGCCATCCTGTCCGGGGACGTCCTGAAGGCGGCCCTGATGTCCGGAGTCCCGTACCCCCTCGCTAGGGAGATGGCCGCTGACTTCTGGAAGGCGGAGATGTTGGCAGACACCATTGCCGGCCTTCTCCGGAACGCGGACCTGGACGAGGACGAGGATTGAGATACCTGGCCATCGCGGCGGCTGCCGCGGTCCTGGTCCTTTCCCTCACTGGGTGCGACGGCAGGAAGTGTCTCCAGTCCCACACGGAATTTATGCCTGTGTGGATGTTGGATGGCAAGGGCGGAGGCTCCGTGTCGATCGTCCCCATGGATATCTGTGACAAGTACGAGGAGCCTAAGCACTGAGTTGCCAGATCCATTACGCCTGTACCGTCCTGCACGGTGCAAAGCGTCCTTGTTGGGATTGCTATTTCCTCAGCATCGCTGAGTCCGCCTCAGAGCGGGGTGACTGTGTTCGGAAGCAGGTTGGGGCGGTACTGGTCCGCCCCGACCATCGAACGGTCATCACGGGATACAACGGCGCCGCTCCTGGCGGGCCGAGCTGCCTCGAAGGCGACTGCGAGCGATGCAACAGCGATGTGCCGGCCGGTACCGGCTATGAGGGCTGTATCGAGTACCACGCCGAGGCCAACGCCATCATGTGGGCAAGGCCAGAGGACCGTATCGGCACCACGTTGTACGTCACGTTCGAGCCCTGCGGCGACTGCCGAAAGCTCATCCGCGGTGTGGGCATAGCTCACGTGGTGTGGCTCGTGAACAGGACCAACATCCGTCGTTGGACTGTCTGAAGGAATGAATTGGGAAGCCCCTCGGTGCTGGGTGCCGGGGGGCTTCGCCTTGTTTCAAGGGCGCATTAAACACGTTAGGGGATTGCGCGTGGCTGCTGGTGGCTCGAACCGGCTGATGACGGTGGACGAGACGGCAGAGCTGCTTTCGGTGCCGAAGCGGACGCTCTACGGCAAGTGGCGGGAGTGGGGTCTCCCCGGCTACCGGGTGGGCAAGCACCTCCGGTTCCGAGAGCGGGACGTAGAGCACTGGATAGGTCAACAGGCTTGCAGCTAGGGCAAGTTGCCGTGTAAAACATCACTCTATAGAACGCCATAGAACAGAGTCCTGGAAGCGGCTCTGACCTGCGAAGAGATGGGGTTGCTCGTGGCTTCGGTCATCAAGCGGTGTGGGTGCAAGGTCGGGGCCTGGTCGCGGTGCTCGCACTCGTGGGTGGTCCGGTTCAGGGACGCCAAGGGAGACCAGAAGGAGGAGTCCTTCCCCGCGAACAAGAAGAAGGAAGCTAACGCCCTCGCGGTCAAGGTCGAGAACGACAAGCACCTTGGCGTGTACGTCGACCGCAAGCACTCCAAGCGCACGTTCGCAGACTGCTGGGAAG